CTAACGAGCCACAGCGTGGCTGATCGCAGGCTGGCTGCCGTGCCGTGACTTTGCGGTAACTCTGGTGCCCTGCGGCAGCCCATGCACTTCGAGCGAGATTTGGGTGGGCTGACCAGCCGGCGGGCGGTCGTAACGTTCAAGCCCCTGCTTATGGATGACGCTCTTCAGCTTCGCACCATAGCGATGGTCCGTGGCATATACGCCCGTCAAGGAGTCCGCCGCCTCGTCAACTGTCCGGGCCTGTTGGAAGGCCCTGTATCGCTTGCCGGATAGTAGCTTGGCATGCGCCTCAAACGCATCTTCCAACGTGTCGAATTTTCTGAATTTGGCCGTGGTGTAATAGCTGCGCCCGAAGCGATCTTCCTCGCGTGTCCGCGCCAGTACGAACGGCTCGCCACGCCGCGCCTTGATACCGAAGGGGTTATTGCTCCCGGCTGGCATGCGCTTCCCGTAGGAACTTTCCAATCCATATTGGCCGAGCGTAACCGATGCCCGAACGCCGGTTCGCGCCTGCGTCCGTTGCGCAGCGCTGATGGCGCGGGCTGTCAGTCCAGCCGCTGCGCGCTCGATCGACCTACCACCTTGCTCGATCGCCCTGCCCCCGCGTTCGATCAGCCCGGCCGCCGGCGCAAACGTGTTCTTGACGATCCCCCCGAACGTCGTGGCGCCGCCGACGATCTGGCGCCCTGCGGCGAGCGTCGCATCATAACCCGGCTCCGCCGCATCCGCCGCCGCGCTGCCGGCGATCGCCATCGCGCGGTCGGTCAGCTGCCCAACCATGGCGCCTTTCCGCTGAATGCGCTGGCCGCGCTTAATGTCGTCATCGGACGCGATATAGGCCGTATTGCCCGCGTCCTTCATGTCGTCGCCCAGAGCCTTGCCGCCCTGCGAGAAGACGGGGATCAGGGCGTCCGACAGGCCCAGCGCTGACGCTGCGGTACGGCGACCCGACGAATTCTGGCGCGCGATGGCATCGGCGATCGCGGGCAGCATCGCGCCGACATTGACGGTGCCGTCGTCATTGAGCTGCATCTTGACGCCGAGCTTCGACAGCATCGCCAGCGCGCCGGTGTTGCGGCCGTATCGGGCATCGTTCAGCGTCTGCGATAGGCTGGCCAGCCCGCCGGTCGCTGCGCCCTTGTCGACGCCCATGCGCTCGCTCGCCGCGGCGAACTCCTGCATCTCCTTCCGCGCAACGCCCATGGTATCGGCCATGCGTCCTACGGCTGCGGCGCCCTTGGCCCATCCGTCCGCCATCTTGAACGCTGCGAAGCCCGCCGCCGCCAGCACACCGACGGTAGCCCCCGCGACCGTGCCGAGCACGCCGAGCGTGCTGCCCAGCATGGACGCGCTGCCCGCCGCCTCGCCCAACCCCGTGCCGGTCGCCGCCGCCGCCTCCCGGATCGCGCCGAGGCGCGTCGCAAAGCCCGACGTGACCGAACGGCCGCCGAACACCCGCGCGCTCGCCTGCTCGACCTGCCCGAGGGTGCGTAGCGCGCTCCGGCTGGAGCGACCCAGCCCCTCGCGCATCGCGCGATCCTGGTTACGGGTGACGGCGCTGACATGCTTCGGCACCGTGCCGAGGCGCTTCTCCGCCGACCGGGCGCCCTTCGCCGTCCGGTCGTTCGCGGTAATGTCGATCGCGACCTTCGGCTGGCTCATGACGCCTCCCCGGTTTCGAGCATGTCAGCCCAGCCCAGCCACTTCAGCAGGACCGACCATGGCCGGGTGGCGATCTCGTCCGGCATCTTGCCGTATCGCTGAGCAAGCGCGTCGAGTGCGCCCTCCCAGCCAGACGGCCTCAAAGCAAAAAATCGCCGATCCGCCGCGACGCGCGATAGAAGACGCGGGCGGGGAGCTTCTCGACGACCGAAGTGGGAACGCCCGCGACGACGCTGATCGCCTTCACGTCGGCCTCGGCCCCGGAGAGCTTGTCCCACTGCATGATCTCGGCCGCCGTGGGCTCGCGGATGACGATCTGCGCCACCGGCCCCGCTGGCCCGTCGATCGGCTTGGCCAAGGGGAGCACCAGCTCCTGGTCGAGATCGTGAGGGACGATATCCGCCCCCAGCCCGATCAGCGCCTCGAGCATCTGCGGCGGCAGTGCGCCGGCGACGATCGTCACCAGCGCGCGCTGATCAGTTTTCACGGACATCTGCGCCCTCCCACTGGATCGCGAACGAGGCGTCCTCGGTGTCGACTTCGACCGGCTCGCCGGCGCGCCACATGTTCCGCCCGATCACCGTCTTGCCGTTGGCGAGCTGGGCAACGACGGTGACGTCGGTCGCATTGGCGAGATCCGCGACCGGGATCGCCCCGCTGTCGCGCAGCTTGGCTTTGATCATCCCGGCCGCCGGCGTCGACTTCACGCCGTGGACGCCATCCATGCCGAGCAGCGTCTCGTTATTGCCCTGGGTCGGCCGATAGCTGAATTCGCCGACGAGCTGCACGGAGCGGCCGTCGACGGTCAGATACGCGGTGCCCGCGATCATATTGGTTGCCATGGTGGCCTTCCGCTTACTGGAGCTTGAACTGGACGAGCATGGCGACGACGCGCAGCTGGCCGATCAAGATGATCGGGAGCAGCACGTCGACCCGGCCCGGGGTGGCGGTGTTCTTCGCCACGCTGACGGCCGCGGCGAAGGCATCGCTGTTCTGCACCCATGCCTGATTGGTCTCGAGCGACCGGTACAGCGCGACGAACTCCGCCCGAATCGTGGCAGGGGTCAAAACGTTGGAGCCCGGCCCGTACCGCACCCCGTCCTGTCCCAGCTTTGCCCGGGCGAACTTGGTCGACCAGAGCGTCGCATAGGCCCGCAGCACTGCCATGAGCGTGAACATGGTTTCGGCGTCGAGATAGGCGTTGTCGGCCTGCCCCTGCGCGTTCACCTGGTAGGTGGTGATGAGACGCTCGATCTGAACGGTCCCCGCAGGATCGACGCGGAACGTCGAAATGCCGTCGTACAACAGCAGGTTGCGCTGCCCGATCTGGAACTGTGACTGGATGGGCGGGGCGAGCACGCCAGCGATGGCGACCGTCTGGAGCGGGGTCCCCGGATCCGCGCGGACGCTCGGCGCCACCGCGCCTGCCAGCGCCGCCGCCCACGCGTAGGGCGGCGTGGGGCTGTCTGCATAACCCAGACACGTCAGATGCTGGTCGTTCAGCGCGGCGCCGAAGCTCGCGAGCGACCCTTGCGTGCCGCGCTTCGCAATGAAGCAATGGCCGTAGATCTGCGTCGTCGGCGCCCAGCGGCCCGCCTGATCGCCGAGCAGGCCAGTGATCGCGGCGATCGAGGTCGTGTCGGAATAGGGCGAGACGATGAAGTCGAACGGCATGCTGCCGAGGGCAGCGAGCGCCGTGGTGAGCGTCGGGTTGGTCGTGCCACCGGACATGGCGGTGACGGCGACGGTAACGCCACCGGGCAGCGCTTCACCGCCGGGTGCGCCGCGATAGTTGACGCGCACATCGATATCGTTGGCGACCGCGCCCTTGTTCTTCGCGGTGAGGTTCACCTTCGCCGGGTTGCCACCGTCTACCGCAGCCGTGACGGGCAGGTCGATCGCGGCGTTGATCGCCGCCGCGGCCGTTGTGGCTACCTGCGCGGCCGTCGCGCTGGCCGCAACGGCGATCTGCACGATCTGACCTGCGATGTAGAGGCTGACGGCACCGGCGCCCGTCGCGGGGCCACCGAACACGATAGCCCCCGTCGCGGCGGCCGCGGCGCCATCGTCGGCGAGCGGCAAGTACCAGACCTCGCCGAACGCGTCGTTGGCGCGATAGGCGGCGACCATGGCCGCCAGCATCGACCCGGCACCGCCGGCGCTGTTCGCCTCGGTGACGCTTGCCGACTGCACGGGGACGTTCGGCGTGAGCGTACCTGCCGCCGTGATCTGGCCGATGATCAGCGCGCGCTGGGTGCCAGCGGCGGTGTTCGCCTGGCTCGCGTCGAGCTCGGCGAACGTGCCCGGCGTGCGCAGGCCGGCGGGAATGGTGCGGAATGCGATCGTCACTTCTCGGCCCCTTCACGATTGGTGGCGGCGCGCGGCGCCGTGGTCACGGCCGACGCCGCAGCGACGTCCCCGTCGACGAGGAGGCGAGCCCAATAGGGATCATTCTCGTCGATCGTGGTGCCGGCAGCGATGGCAAGAGTAGTGGCCGGGTCGCGCACCAGCGCGCCCGGGGCGGGATCGACGATCATGTTCACCTCATGGGATATGGAGGGCGACGGGCGGGTGGAGCGGATCGACCGCTCGCAATTCTGTAATCTCGTCGGCGGGGAGCGGCGCGAAGTCGTCCGCGTCCTGGTACAGCTCGAACGTATAGTCGCACTGGATGCCGGCGAGCCGGGTGGCGCTGGCGGTATAAGCGAACTGCGACTGCACCCCGACCAGCCGCTGCACGATCCGGAAGAGCGGATAGCTGTTGATGATGGCGATCTCGACCTGCCGCTTCAGGGCAAGGAGCTTCGCCTGGATTGTGGCAACGAGGATATCGTCGTCGGGATCGACAGGTTCAGATACCTCGCCGTTGATGCGGATCGTCAGGAGCGTCAGGAAGCTGATCGACCCGTGGCCGGTCGCCTGCTTATCCTCCGCCAGGACGCGCGCCTTCAGCATCGGGAACTGGTCGGACTGCGTCGGCAGATCACCGGGGACAGCGATGCGGTTCTCTGCGTCCGTCTTGTCCGCGAGCGCATCCTGCAGGGCGGCGAAAACCTCCACCTCGGTCGTCATGCGGCGGCCTCGATCAGGATGAGCAAAACATGGCCGTGTCCATCGGCCTGTGCATCAGCGACGCGATAGGTCTTCCCGTTCGAGGGGATGAGCACGCGATCGCCCTGAGCAGGTGGCTGTTCGAACAGGCTGGCGCGGACGCCGAGCACGGGGGTGGAGGTCGAAACCTCGCTACCGTCACCTTGCTCGACGACGCGGTGGTATTGCTCATCGAACACAGCATCTGGAAGCTGGAACGCCGACCCGCGCCGCGGCGTGTAGGTCGGCCACGACGAGGGGACGCCAGGGGCGCCCTCACCGAAAACCGACATCACCGGGCCGAGCAGCTCGGCGTCCCAGTCGATCGACACCGATCAGATTTCCTTGATCTCGATGCCGGACGCCGTCTTCGGACCATCGGAGAAGCCGGCGCGATTGCCATCCTCGTCGAGGATGAAGCCCAGCTCGTAGAGGCGGAGCGCATCGTCGTCGGTGAGGTCGACCTTCTCGCCCGGCCCCTTGCCGCCGACCATTCGGCCGGGCGCAACTTCATATGCGGTTACGGCGGGCTGCGCCTCGGCATCGCCCTGGGTTGTGTCCGGCTTGCTCTTCGTCGTGGTCTTGCCGGTGGCGGTATCGTCCATGGGAAACTCCCGTGAGAGAAACCGGCGCGGCAATACACCGCGCCGGCGGAAGGGTTAGAAAGCGGTGATGATCGGATCGCAGACGAGCGCGCACAGGCATGCGTTCACTCGGCTGGGGATCACGAGCGGAGCGGACTGCATCATGATGATGCGCTGCGCCGGATCGTTGTTCAGCCACGTCTTCGGCGCATAGGCCATCGGCTTATAGTTGAACGCCGGGTCGACGATCAGACCGAAGGCGCGGGTGCCCATCAGGTCGGGGCCGGTCATGACGATCATGCCGTCGGGCAACATCGGCTGCTCGACGCCGTTCGCGTCGATATACCAGTCGTTGTAGAGCCATAGGTCGTACTGGCCCCACTTGCCCTTGTAGATGGCGCCGACCTTCACCTGGCTGCCGGGGTTCAGCGTGTTGCCATCGACGGCGAGCGTCGGATACTGGATCGCACCCTGCACACCTTCAGCGGTCAGGAACTTCGCCCAGGCCGAGTTGGTGAAGACGATATCGGTGGCGACCGCGCCCGACGCCTTCAGGATCCGCGTACCGAACGCGTCAATCTGGCCGACGATGTTGGTGTCGCGCCCCTGGTCGTTGGTGGTCGCACCCCACTTGTTGGCGCCGGTCAACGCGATCGTCAGGGTGGGCGAGCGGCCGAAGTCGATCAGGGTCGTGGGGAAGCCCTCGCCCGCGATGGTGATCGTGCCGGTGGTGAGCGCCGACGACGCCATCCACTCCAGGCGGCGGTTCACCATGTCGACCTGGTCGGTCATTTCCGATTCGAGATTGACCATCTCGCGCTCGGCGGCGGTCAGCTCGCCGCCGATGCGCTCGCCGATCGCGCGGCGAACCGGGCGGCGCAGGTCCGGCGCGCGCTTGTCTTTGATGTACGCGGGCTTGAACTTGTTGGTGACGAACCGCTTCTGCTCGACGAGCTTGCCCTCAACGAGGGGGCTGACGAACGGCGACATCCGGCGAAGGCCGACATCGACGTCGATCGCGACCTCTTCGGTATCGCTTTCGACGATGCCGCCGAAGAAACGATCGAGCAGGAAATTCTGCGACGCAATGAGCGAGGGGACGACCTGCACCAGCTTCGCGGTCGTATAGGCAATGGTTTCCGCCATCGGGGGCTCCATGGAAAAGCCCGCGATCGGCGGGCGAGAGGATCAGGGGGCGATCGCTGTCGCGATCAGGTGGGCAGCGCCGCCGACACCGACGACTTGAGGTAGATGTTCTTCAGCTCGAGCGCGGCCTTCGCGGCGGCGAGCGTGATGCCCGCGCCGAGGATCACTGCGCGCTCGTTAAATTCGCCCATGACGTAGGTGCCGCCGTCGACGTTGCCGCCGGTGGTATCGACATCGTCCGCCAGGATCTCGACCGGGGTCTGCGATCCGTCGTTGGCCGCGGCCGTCGCGATCGTGAACAGGCCGGAGGCGGTGATCATGCCCAGCACCGTGCCGCGCTTGAAGATTGCACCGCCGGTCAGGGTACGGTGACGGCTGACGATCTTGAGGTCGCCGCCGATCAGCTGATCGGGAACGAACACGTCCTGGGCGACGCCAGGCTGGAACGGGCTGTTGCCCTGAAGGGTCGAGGAAAGAACCATTCGAGATCTCCTGTGAGAAGGGGGTCAGGCGGAAGCGCCGCGGGTCAGCTGCGGCGACCAGCCTTTTTCGAGGCGGCCAGCACCTGGTCGGCGAACGTCTTCTCGCCGCCGCCGCTGGCACCCGCACCCGGGCGTGCCTCCCGACGCGCGTTCATGCGCTCATCGAGGCTGCGGCCGCGCGTCGGCGCCGAAGCACCCGCCATGCCGAGAACGCCGATCGCTTCGGCCGACGTCATGGTCGTCTCGAACGCCAGCTGGGCGGCGAGGTCGGGGCGGCCGGCGGCGGCGGGCGATGCGAAGATGGCGCGCGCGCGCTTGTTGGCGGCGGCGTAGCCGCGGTTGAAGCCGGAAGCCTTCTTGCCCTTCGGCTCCGGCTCTTCGTCCTCGGCATCCGCATCATCGCCTTCGTCCTCGGCATCCGCGTCATCATCGCCGTCTTCCGCGTCAGCGTCGTCTTGCTCTTCCGCCTTGCGACCCCTTGCCTTGCGGCCCTTGGGTTCGGCGCCTTCGTCTTCGGCGTCGACATCGCTGTCATCGCTTTCGGCCTCGGGGGCCTCGTCTTCGTTTTCGGCGCGGCTTCCGAGGGTACGGCCCGCGAGCGCCGCGGCACCGCTCAGCAAATGGGCGAACGGGGACGTCCCCGCCGCCAGGATGGTCTTCTTCGACATGGGAAGTCTCCGGTTGGTGGTCAGGCGGCAAGGAAGGCGGCGAATGCCGCATCGGGCGCCATCACGGCGTCGGCGAGGCCGGCCGTGACGCCGTCGGCGCCCATGAACGTGCCCGCGCGCATGTCGCGCACGGCGGAGGTCGCGATGCTGCGGTTGCGCGCCACGGTGTCGTGGAACAGCGCACCCATGGTATCGATCTCGTGCTGGAATGCGGCGAGCGCTTCCTTGCTCAGCGGGATTTCCGAATGGCCATCCGTCTTGCGGTCGGCCCCGGTGTTGGTGATGAACGTGACCTTCAGGCCCGCCTTGGTCAGCGCCTCCGAAAGGTCAACGTGCATGCAAATCACGCCGATCGATCCGGTGCCACCGGTGCGGGGCACGTAAATCGTGTCCGCGGCTGAGGCGATCGCATACGCTGCCGAATAGGCGCTTTCCGTCAGGATCGCCGCTATCGGCTTGTCGCCGCGCGCCTCGTGGATGGTATCGACGAGGTCGAAGCAGCCCGCGACCTCGCCGCCGCCCGAACTGATATCGAGCGCGATGCGGCTGACCGCGCTGTCAGCGCGCGCCGTCAGGAACGCCTGGCGAATGCCATTGTAGCCCGTCATCCCCGAGTAGGGGCGAAGCGACGACTGCTTTTGCACCAGCGTGCCTGCGATCGGAATGATCGCGGTGCCAGCCACCACGTCGTAGCCGAGGTCCGTCTGGCGGCTCTGACGCGACGAGACGAATTCCTCGTCATCGTCGAACGCCATCGGCACGGGACGGCCGTCGCCACGCATCAAGTGCGTTATGCCCAGACGATCGGCTAGCGCGGCCATCGCGATTTCCGCCTTGCGCGGATGGATCGCGATCGGCGTGTTGAACATGCGCTGCGCCAGATGAGCGAATTCCATCACTGCGCCTCCGGATCTGCAATCGTCTTGTTGGCAGGCACGTCGTAGAGCCCCATCGCCGCCCAGCTTGGCGGCTCGAGGCCGGCCTCGCGGAACCGCGCTATGGTGTTCTTACGCGCCTGGATCATGTCGTCGCCGTCGACGCCCTGCTCGGCACAGATCTCGTCGTAATCCATGAGCGCACTGTCCATGCCCAGGATCGCGCCTTTCACCTCGGCGACGGGATCGATCCAACCGCGGCCGGGCCCGATCCACTTCGCGCGGGCGTAGGCCTCGCGGAACTCGGCGAAATCGGGCGCGCCCGCCGGTAGGGGCACGTCGTCAACATCGTGCGCCTCTTCCACATGGCAGCTGTAGACGGGCTGGCAGGTGCCGGTCGCGAAGTCGTCCCGTCGACGCGACATCGTTTTCCAAAATTCGAGCATGGCGCCGCGCGCGCTCGAATAGTTGACGTCAGACCAGTCGTTGGAAACCTGCTGCGCCGACAGGCCGCCCGCCGAGGCGACGTTGCGGAGAACTGCCTTTTCGAAGGCGACGAAGTTGGTGCTGGGGCGCTTCGTGTCGAGCTGCTCCAGCTTTTCGCCCGGAAATAGCTTCGCGAGGTTAGGCCCGGCGCCCGGGATGCGGAGCCGGGCATCGTCATGGTAGGAGGCGCGTGCTTCCTGGTAATTGCCGATGCTCTCACCGGCGGAAAACGCCTCTTCGGCAAACTCCGGATCGAATGGGCTTTCCAGCCAGGCGCCGAAGATCGCGTTCAGCAACGAGGCATCGAGTTCGGCAACGTCGTAGCGGAACAGCATCTTGAGGCGCTGCACGACTGGCCCAAGGATCCCGACGCCACCACGGTGCTGATCTGCGCGATCCGATTCGAAGTCGTGGATGATGACCGGGCGGCCCCACTCGGTTTCGCGCTCGATCCGGTCCCACGTCAGCGATTTGCCAGCGCTGAACCAGTCCCCCTGATGCGCGCGCCGGATATGATAGGCGATGGCGACGCCGTCTTCGTCGATCTCGACACCGCCTCGATTGGTGGCAGTGTCGAGGCCCATCTGCGGGTTCGACAGCCGATCCGGATCAATCAGCTGCATCGAAGTGGCGTAGCGCGCCCGACCATAGCCGAGCCGTTCAGGCCGCCACTGCGAATGGATGACGTCGTCACCGTCGATGAGCTTATGGCGGAAAGCCACACGGAACATCTGCGGGATCGTCAGCCGTCGCTGCGCGTCGCTCCATTTGCCGTCGCTGAGCGCCCAGGTGCGATAGCTCGCGTCGAGCGCCTTCGAATATTCATATGCCCAGGTGGCGTCGAACGCCTTGTTGCCCGTGTAATAGGCGAGTGCGCGCCAGTCCGGCTTGGCGATCGGGCGAAAGTTCGCGCCGACGGCATTGTCGAGAACGCGTGTGATCGCGCCGGATGCCCATCCATCATTGCGAACCAGGTCACGCATGCGCGCGACGATCGTGTCGCGGTATGGGTTGAGCTCGCCGTCGGTGGACCAGAGGTAGGGGTTCCACTCCGCGGTATGGGCACCGAACCGGTCGGCCGCGTCATAGGGCACGTTGTTGCCGCCAGTCAGCGCCGCCGCCCTCGGCCGGCCAGATGAGCGCGGCGCTGCCGGAACCATCGGGTTACCGCGGGCATCCAGAATGCGAACGGCACCCGTCATCGAAGCACGAACCCCGTCATGCGGCGCGACCCGCCAGGCATGTTGAGCGCACGCTTCAGCTGCATGATGAGAGCGGTGCATTCCGCCACGGTGGTGACGCGCTTCGTCAGCGACTTGGCGCCGTCGCCTTGCGTGTAGGAGACGGACGCGATCGAATTGCCCGACATCAGCTGTATCAGAGCCGCTTGCGCAGACGCCAGGGCGGCGCGCAGCTGCGGTTCGGGCAGGCCGTCGAATAGGCTCATGGCCGTCCTCCTCTTGCCAGCCGGGCGCCCAGCGACAGTTTTTTGGCCGGTGCGGCGCTAGTGACTGACACAACCGGAGCAGCAGCGGTTGTCGCCGGTGGCGCTGGCGATGAGCTCGGCATCGCCGGTGTCGGCGGCGCTTCAGCGTCGGGGAGGTGGTCGCTTTCGTCGCGATCCCCATCGTCAGGATCGCCGACCACCTCGGTATGCGGCGTCACCTCCGCGCCGACCTTGTCCGCCTCACGGTTCAGCTTCAGGCCAGTGTGCATTAGGCCGCGAAGCGCGGCGAGCGCATAGACGCGGCAGTCGAGGCGTTCGTTCGCCCGTCCGGCGATCGGGACCCAACGGCGGATTTTCTGTGAACCTTCGCCTTTAATTTCGATCTGCTCGGACGTGAGCTGTTCGAAGGCGGGGAGGTCCCAATCCCCGTTGAAGTGCATGTACCCAGGCCCAGGAGTGGGCTTGGGCAGATAGCTCTGAAGAATGGTGTCCTTACCGGCGTTCACGCCGAGAATAATCGGCCGAAACGTCTTTTTTGATCGCGAGGACGGCCGTTTGGTCGGCCACAGCGGATTACGAAAACCCGTCCGCGCACTCTCGCCTTTGATCGCCCACCACTTACGTCGCAGGTTTTCCTTCGAAAATGCGTAGACAGCGTCCGTATGGTGGCCGCCGCTGTCCTGGCACGCTGCGGCGATCGTGAAAGGTCGCTCGTCGGCTCGATACCACGTCCGCGATAGGAACCGTTCCAGCTGGGCGCGAACATCGGGATCGCTCATCTCGCCGTCGATGACGTGATGTTCGATTGACCAGCTTTCCTCGTCGCGCCCCCATCCGACGACTTCGATCTCGATGCGGTAATCTTGCGTATCGATGCCGGCCGTCAGCATCGCGACGCCGTTGGGTACGAACCCTTCAGGCCAATTCTCGCGGCGGGCGAGCAGCGCATGCCCATCGACCTGCTTGGCCATGTGCTTGCGATAGGTCAGCGCCAACTGCGTATTATAGAAGGTGAGCTTGCCGTCCTCGTCCGTGATGGCGAGGAACTTCTCGGCCATCCGCGGCGGGGAATCGTTTTGCCACGGGCTATAGAGCTTGCCCGCCTGGAAACCGGCATGGATGTTCGGCACGGCCCAGGTGCCGCATTCGCTGCACTTTGCCCTATAAACGGCGTGCCGAGGGCCTTCCCACCAGTCCCAGATGCGATCAACCGCCGCCGACCCGGTCTCGCTATGCCACTCAGCCTCGTAGCGATCGAGCGGCTTTTGGAAGACGCCGCAGCATTCGAACGGACGCGTCTGATGCCAGCGGATCGTGCCGAGCGAGCGCAGGCGCTGACCTTCGGTCCAGCTTTCCTTGCAGCTTTCGCAGTAAACCTGCGCCGTTTCCGGGCGGTGCGTCTTGCCGTCTTTTCCCTTTTCCCAATGAACGTGACGGAAGAAGTCGAGAAACTGGCGATGACCGCAATGAGGGCAGGCGACCGACGCGCGACGCTGGTCGGACTGGTTGAAGCGAACCTCGATCTTGCTCTCGCCCGTGACCGTTGGCGAGCAGACCGCAACGTCGAGCGAGTTCGATTCGAACGTGGCGAGACGCTCGGCGCCGATGAGGAGCGGGTCGCCCTCCTTCAGGGGCGCGTACTTATCGACCTCGTCGAAGAGGATGATCCGGATCGGCCGGCGGGCGAGGTTGTCGGGGCTGCCGGCGCCGACGATTCCGAGGAAACCGCCGGGGAAGGCCTTGTAATCAAGCGTGTCGCCCGCGTCGCGCGTCTTGGAGGCGCCGACCAGGCCCCTTAGGACCGGCGTCGCTTTGATGAAGGGCGCCACGCGCTCCTTCGAAAACTGGAGGGCCGCCGTGTCCTTCGGCTGGACGATCAGCATCGGACAGGGGTCGAGGTGGGCGTGATACCCCGTGATGTTCTCGATCAGCGTCGTCTTGAGCAGCTGCGTCGCGACCATCGCCGAGATCTTGCGGCAGCCTGGCTCCGTCGCTGCCAGCATCGGCCCGCGGGCGATTTCCACGCGCCCGGTACGGTATTTGCCCGAGGTGCTCCCCGCCTCCTTGGCGAGGACGCGATATCGATCTGCCCATTCAGGTAGGCTGATACGCGGCGGCGGCGTCCAACCTCGTCGACTAGCTCGGCGGAGACGATCAGCTTTCGACGGCGGTGAAGTCGAGATCCGGCTCGCCGAGCTCATCAAGCTGCTGGTGGACATACGGCTTCAGCGCCTCCGCCAGCGCGGCGCCATCGATATCGAGATCGGCGGCGAGCAGGGGCGCGAACCGCGAAGGGAACGCCATCCACGCGTCGCGCGCGGCGCGCCGGTCATCGAAAATCACCGCCTCGGCAACCTCGATCTCAACGAGCTTGCTGGCCTCCTTCTGCGCGGCGAGCAGGTGCTTCAGCGCGAGAGCATTCTCTTTGATCGCGACCGCTTCGACCTTGGATCGAAACTGCCCTGCGAGCAGCTCTTCGATGAAGCCGGTAGCGATCGCCTCGTCGATCTCGTCGTCTTCCGCGGCCGCTTTGAAGTCGGCAACAACCTCGTCAATGACCGCAACAACCTCAGGCGCAACAGGAGACTTGTTGCGTTTCTTGTTGCGCCCGCTGTTGCGGGGGCTTGTTGCGGGTGCGGGAGTAGCCGTCGCGGCCGCCGATTTGAACCGTCCCAGCCCAGCTTTGCGCAGCGCTTCGTCGGAGGCGCGCACGTCGACCAGCTTGCCGGAAAGCGTGATAAAACCGCGCCTTACCCAGTTCTGCACTGCCTGCCGCTTCATGCCGTGCGTTTCCGCATAGGCCGTTATCGACAGCAGCGTCATCGGCGCCCCCTCCCCCGCAACAAGCGACCCCCCGCAACAAACTTTTCGACCCCGTAGCTGGGCGAGCATCGGGGTGCGCAATTACCCCCGATGCAGAAGGGGGCAGGAGGGACCCATTCGCGCTGGGCTAGCGACGCGCGGTGGCGAGGGCGCGGCGCAGCGCGGCGTCGAAGGCGGCGGCGGCATTCCGCTGGATGTACCGGCGGGCGGCCTGCTCGAACGGCAGTCGCTTGCGCACTGGCGTCGTATCCTCGAACTGGATCAGGAGCTTCAGGCCTTGGCGAGGCTGGGCTCCGCTTGCCCGTCGCCCCTTCGCGGCCTTGGCCTTCGCTGGGCGCTGCCAAACGCCATTGATGACGCGGCCGGACTTCGTCTTGATTGGACCGATGTAGACGTTCGGCTTCGCGCGCAGTGAGGCGAGCTTGCTCTTCGGCAGGTTGCCGTACTGGTTGAGGCCGACGGCACGCGGAGCGAGCATGCCGCGCTTGGTGCCGAGCGAACGATCTCCGCCGAAGACGTAAGGGGCCAGATATTCGGTTTGGTTTTTATCGTTTAGTTACAGTGCGCTTAGGCCCCGTGCGTCACTAATGCGCAATGGCTTTGCGAAAACCGATGGCGCGACGGGTTCAATTTCGGCGCCGGTGAGGCGATGCGCCAGGGCGTCCACCGCCTCCAGCGACTGCGCCCGCTTCTCGATGCTGTGGGCGTAAACCTGCATGGTGATGTTCACGTTGGCGTGTCCCAGCTGCGCCGCAACGTCGGGCAGAGGCCATCCGTTTTCAATCATCCAGCTCGCAGCGAAATGTCGCAGGGCGTGGAAGCGGAAGGACTGCCCGTCCTTCAATCCCGCCCGTTCGAGCAGCGCCGACCAGCTCTTCGTCCACCAAGCACCATATCCGATCGGGAGGTTGTGGCACGTCTGGAACACCAGGCTGTCCGGTCCTTCCGGCGGGAAGTCGGCAACATAGGCGCGAAGCAGCGCCAGCATGGAGGTAGGCAGCCGGATATCGCGCCGGCCCGCCTTCGTTTTCGGATCGACCAGCTTCGTGCGATCGACGCGGCTCAGCGACGTGCGCACGCGGAGAATGCCTGCGTCGAGGTCGAGGTTCTTCGATTGCAGCCCGGCAATCTCGCCCCATCGCATGCCCAGGAATGCCGCCAGCGACACGAAACATTGCAGCGTGGCCGTGGGGCGGCGTTTGGCCTTGTGGTAGCGCTGCCCGGCCGCGGCGAGCAGCGCCCGCACGTCGTCCAAACGAAATTGCCGGATGGGTTCCGTTCGAGCGATTCTCACGATCGGGGAAATCGATGCGGTAGGATTGATCCGCGCCCATTTATACCGGATCGCGAAATCCATAATCATCTTGAGCAGACTGATGCAATTGGTGACGGTTTTCGGGGCATAGCCGTCAAGGCGCAGCTGGCCGATCCATGTTTCAATCTGATGGACCTCCAGTTCGGTGACGATGATGTTCCCGATGCGCGGGCGCAGCAGGCTATCGATACGCTGCGAATATTGGGCGACGGACGATGCCCGCATCGCGCCGCGCTTCGCGGCCTGATCGATGTGCCGAACATATTCCGTGGCAACGAAGTCGATCGTCTTCGCCTGCGATGCTGGGATATGCTCGCGATGCAGCAACTCGGTTTCTACCTTGTTCCGGTAGATGTCCGCTTCCTTTTTGCGTTGGAACGTCTTCTGACGGTAAGCCCCGCCCTGGTCCTTGTAGCGGACCGCCCACGCCTCTTTTTTCGTGCCGTCCGGTGCGGTCCACGATCGCTTCGATACGCTGGCCATTACCGGCCTCCCTTCATGCTGTTCCAGTGGTCGAGCGCCGCCGTGCTGGCGACGGTGCAACCGTCATCCTGATAGGTGGGCAACCGACGTTCGGCGTCGAGACGCGTCACGTCCGCCGCCGGTATGCCCAAGTGCGCGGCAATGGCCCGATGCCCGTAGAGCAGCGCAGGTGACGCCGCCGCCGACGCTGGCGAAGGCGCCGCCCTTGATGAGCCCCCACCCGCATCGGATGCTTGCGATCCAGCGCGCTTTGTCGGGTCGCGGGGACCATACCGCCTGCTACCCTTTGGTACTTCAGCAGCATTCGCAGACAACGCACCATCAAGCTCGATGCGTCGCGCGCAAATGCGGCTTCCCAGGCGGAAGGTTGGAAGGTTGCCCTTATCATGGAGGTGCGACGCGACCCGCTTCGGCAAGCCGAGGTATTCCGCGATGGCATCCATCCCGTACAGAATGCCGTTGGCCTCCCGTTGCGCCTGATCCGCCTCTCGTTGGGCCTCCAAGGAAGCCGCCTTACGTGCCCGGTACATCTCAACCTGCGAAGCGCGGTCAGCGATGCGTGCCGCAATGACGGACGGATCGGTTATCGGCGCCCTCCCCCTCTGCTGTGACTGCTCCACAGCAACAGTTTCCGCCGTTGCTCGCCCGCCCTTCGGTATTTTAAGACGCGCTTTGCGGTCCTCGGCGTAGCGGTCGAGGGCTGAGGGCCGTGCGTACACGGTATTTCCGGTCCCTTGGCGGAAGGTGGGCAGCCAGCCCTTGTCGGCTTCGGATTTCGCGAGAGACACGGTTATTCCAAGATGCGCGGCGATCGCCTTGTAGCCGTGGATCAGGTCGGGCTTCATGCCACCCTCCGTTCGTTCGTCAGCAACTCGGCGAGCTTCGTCAGCCCCTTCGCCGTCACCATGACCTGAAACGTCGAGCGCTCCGGCTGGCCGGGCGGCTGGTATCTGACCAGCCTGTGTTCCAGGTATCCCGCGTCGACCTTCGCCTGATAGGCAAGGATCCGTTCGCCGTCCGGCCGGCGGTAGGTCCACCCGTGCGTGCGCAGCCATTCGCCCAGCGCGCGTGGGCCGATCTGCAACGTCTTCGCCGCCGCCGTGATGTTCATGCTGCCTTCGGTGCCGGCGATCCGGTCGAGCGCTTCCGCCTTGGGCGCCAGCGTCGCGTTCTCGCCAGCAAGGGCGGTGTTTCGGTCCTCAAGCTCCAGGACCCGCTCCGAATAGCCGAGCAGCAGCCCGCGCAGCGCGGCGGGGTCATTAAGCGCCGCCGCCGTCGTCGCAGTGCCGTAAGCGCCGGACTTGCGCAGGGCGGGGATGACGTCGCCGGTGATCCACTTGCGGAACCGGTATGGCGCGGTGCCCGGCGTCATCGCATCGCGGCATCGGAGCGCCAACGTATAGACGCCTGCCTCCGACAGCGCGGTCGTTTCCTGCGCGCCGCCGGGGGTGTCGGAGATTACGACACCCTTCTCGTCAGGATCGAGCTTGGCCACCGCGTCCCGTGCGTTCGCCAGCCCCAGGGCACGGCAAACGTCGTTGGCGATGAACCACGCCTGCCCGTCTCGCTCGATCGCGCGAACGGGGGTCGTGTCGAATTGAAATGGTGTGATCGCGTTCATGGGTATCTCCATGAGAATGGCCCCGCCGCGCCGCCGATCGGCTGGCGGGGCGAGTTTTCATTCGCTCCAGGTGAGCTGCAGGCGCAGTGCGATGTGGCGCAGCGGGTGTTCGAACATGTCCCCGTACATCTGCCGCGCGGCATCCTGCTCGGCCTCAGATCGGCCTTTGACTTGCCATCCGATGCCGTACCCACGGCCATGTCGCCAGACCACGCCGCCGGTTGCGCGGAATGCGCGGAGCCAGCGCTTTGCGCTCCACCCGCTCACTGCGACACCTTGAAGGCAAGCGCCATCAGCGTCTGCGCGCCCCTTGTCGCACCCGCCAGAATGGTATGAGTGGCCGGTTCCGCGCGCCCATCCTCCAGATTGAGCGCCACAAGGGAGAGGACCGCGTATGCTTCCTCAATGTAGTCGCAGGCTTCCATGCTCAGGGGGGATGCCCCCAAGAGCTTCATTCGAGGATCGATCATCACGGCCGAGCCTCCCTCAGCAATAGACCGCTGGTCGTTTGGCGCGCCGTCATCGCGCCGCCGGCTGCACCGCAGCCGCCTCCCGTCCGAACGGCGCGCGCGGAGTCCGCCCGTTGATCTGGAACGGCCAATAGGCATCCCGAACCGGGACGCATCGCCGCGCCCGGATGCGATCCCGATAGCGGACGCGAATCATGCGATCGTCGGCGTCTTCCTCGCGATCGTCGTCAGCATAGGCGAGCAGAGCGCTACCTTGCCCGATCTGCTCCACGAGGGTTACCCCCTCCCGGTCGTTGTCGCGGTCGTCCTCACCGCGATCGTCAACACAGGTATCGTCGTCCACGTCCTCGCTGTCGGCGTCCCCGTCGGCGAGGTCGAGCAGCGCAATAAGCCCCTCGATACTCGCTTCCACCGCAGCGCGCGGCATCGTGGCCGCGGCGAGGATCAGCGCGCGCACGTCAATGGGCGCGGGGGTGAAGGTCTGTCGCTCAAGCATGGCCCACCGCCTTTCCGGCGCGGGCGAGGGCATCGGCGCCGCCGTCCGGCCCGACAGCGCCCATCATTCCGTCGAGGTCCGAGAGGATGGCGATCAGGCATGCGTCGCCGCCCCGCCCCTCCATGAGCATCGTGCGGACTTTCGCGGCAATGTCGCTCGGCGCCATGGCGCGGGTAGCGATAACCCGATCAACCGCCCCGCCCCACGTTTCGAGCAGGGCGTCGCTATGCCCGCCGTCTGCGAGGGCTGCCTCCCGCGCGGTACGATAGCGGACCATGGCGGCGGCAAAGTCGTCGCCGCGGTCGAAGTGCTGCGCTGCGCTCCAGCTCGGCCCGTTACCCATGGCTGGCCTCCCCACCGATCGCGTTGCGGATGCGCTCGACGGTGGCCGCCGCCGGCATGGCGCCGCCGCGCAGCTGCGCGATGAGGCGGGTGCTGCCCGTCACGCTGCGCGCGAAGCTGCTGGGAGTGATGCCCTGTTCGTCTAGATGGTCTTCCACCGCGCGCAGCAGGCGGGCGGCAGGCGTCATCGCCGGACGGGGTTTGATTCCGCGCGACGGAGGATTGCTCCGAAAATGGTGCATGTTTCACTCACTGGTTTCGGCCTCTCACAGCCGTTTTTCCGTCAACGGGACGGAGCCGGGGGGTGAGAGCCTGCCAGTGAGACAGGTCGGCGGCTTTTAAGCACGAATGCTCTGGACATGGCGCACCGGCCCCGGCCATAAGGTCCGAGTTAGGTGCACGCCGCCAAGCGCGCCCTTCATTGCGATCCCGCCAAGGGTCGCATCGGCGTTCTTCCCGCGCCAACGGGTTGACTGCCTATCACTGGTCCGGGCTCTCACACCCACGGTCCTAAATGCTTGATCCACATTCGTAGCGCAAGTCCTCCCTCGCCAAAGGGAGGATGACGCGCGTCCGCACTTCCGAACATTCGGAAGCCCCGCCCTGGACAATGCCGCCGCCGGCGCGAACCCTTCGGCCGTTTCGCGACCCGCCTGCCATCTCTTGCATCTGCAATGTAGACGTATACATTGCAGATAAGGAGGCCCTATGATCGGAAAACTGGAAGAGGTTGTGCTGCTCGCCGCGATTCGCGCAGGCGCGGGTTCGTTGCCGAGCGGCATCTATGAGCACATCGTGGCGACCGTGCCTGAAGGCGAAAAGGAACCGGCGTTCGGCGCGGTCTACACGACCATCATGCGTATGGCGGCGAAGGGCATGCTGTCCGAAGGCGCAAAAACTGACGACAAGGGCCGGCCGCGCAAGTCCTTCACCGTCACCGCCGATGGTACGCGGGCGTTGCAGGCCGGGTTGTCGCAGACGGCTGCCCTTGGCGGCTATCAGCTGAAGGGAGCACTGGCATGAGTACCGAAGAACGTACTCCCCTTTCCGCGGAGCAGCTGGACGATCTGCTGAAGAACCTCGAACCGGGCAGCGACATTGCTGAATCGATCGTCCGCGCTCAACGCGGCGAGGGCAAGTTGTATTGGCTTACGGAAAAAAGCATTTCCCCCTCGCTCCATGCCTTCCGCATTTTGGCTCAGCTGTCCTCCAAAGGGGCATCCTTCAGCCAGCTGGTGGCGCAAGCGAAGCAACTGGCGACGCCCGGCGACAACGCGCCGCCGTCGACGTTCTTGCTCGATCTGCTCATGAAGCCGGACGAGGCGAAGGACGCCGCCGCCAATCTGGAGGATTACTATCCTGTGTGGGTGGCGAAGCACGGCGCACGTCGAGCGTCGCGCATATTTCGGTTCCAGGCGAGCCGCATTCTCGTTGGCTACTGGTGGGGCCGGATCATGACGCAGGTCGAGCGCGTCGTGAAAACGGTCAGCGTGTTCGTCCGTCCCGGCGGAAATTGACGGACGGCGCCAGATGGGGAGTGCGGCAATGCCGTATTTCATCATTGACATTGCTACGGCAATGCCGTATTTGGCGCCATGCACACGGTGATCGAAACCAATGCCTACCTTCGCGCTGCGAAGCTGGCCGGTGTCGATGACGATGAGCGCTCCGCGATCGTTGACCTGATCGCGGAGAACCCGGAGGCCGGCGACATAATGCCCGGATGCGGCGGCGCGCGAAAGCTTCGCGTGGCGCGTGAGGGCGGCGGAAAGTCAGGCGGCTATCGGGTCGTGACCTACTTTGCGGGTGAGGCGTTTCCGGTGTTCCTGCTCACGGTCTTCCCGAAGAATGTGAAGACCAACCTTACCAAGGACGAGCAGAACACGTTTGCCAGCGCCTGCAAGCGGCTGACTGATGGACTTGGAGGACGATAATGGCTCGCAAGGCATTCGACATGATGATGGACGGCATCGCCGATGCCATCGCCTATGTTGAGGGTGACGAAAGCAAGGCGCGCGTCGCGAAGCCGATCGACGCCAAGGCCGTGCGCGTGGCCACCAAGAAGACGCAGGCCGAATTTGCGCAAACCTATCACCTCCCCATTGGGACAGTGCGGGATTGGGAGCAGAAACGGCGCTATCCTGATGCGCCCGCGCGCGCCTTCCTGGCGATGATCGAGGCCGAACCGGAGACGGTCGAGCGGCTGATGGCGAAGGTATCCGCGTAATTACCCCATCGTAAGGGGACGCCGCCGCCGCCGTTGATCGGAAGCGTCCGCAGGCCCCTCCACGACATACACGCTGGCGCGGGTAATCGTGACCCGCGCAGAGGCACCCTCGACGACGTAGAGCGCGCCGCGGGAGGCAAAGCATCGCGCCGCCGCGCCCTCGACCGCGTACAGGCTGGCGCGCGAGACGTTCGCACCGCCAGCGCTCCCCTCAACCGCATAGAGGCTCGCGTGGCTCACTTCGGCCGTCATCAGGCCAGCGCCTCGAAACCAAATTCGCCGTTGGCGTGATCGATCGCGCGCCAGGCGCCCCCGGTCACAGGATCCCCGTCGAAAATGGTAAGCGAGCCGGCAAACCCCGGCCCGATTCGCGCGGCATAGCCACCCCGATAGAGCTTCCCGTCGACGCGCAGCAGCGCGCGGACGTTCTGCGGCGCGTCCCCATCGTCGTTGCGAAGGCGCGCGCCGATGGCAACGGCCTTCACGATGTTGCCCGCTGGCGTGGCGGACAGCGCAGGCCCTGTGTACGTCGCCATCTGGCCTACGTCCGTCGCGCCGATCGTGGTGGTATCGTCAAGTGCAGCCTTGCCGATCGCGGCGACATCCCCGGACCAGTCCGCCGCCGCGCCCGCCGCGGTGGGGCGGCGGACGCGGACGGTATGGCCGATCGTCCCATAGCTGGCGGCGATGACATCGCGGATCGTCTGGCCGTCATATCCCGATGCCCCGCGGAAACGCAGGCGTCCGACGTTGCCGATACCCGACGTGTCGATGCCCTTCAGGTCGAGCAGCAGTCCTCCGTTCCAGAAAAGCGCGATTCGCCCCTCGCTCCCATCGACAACGATCAGCGCGTCGAGTGCCCCGGAATTGAGCGCCGGAAAGTCGCCCGCGGTTCGCCATGCCCCGTCGGGGCCGCGAAAGCGGAACGTCATGCCGCGGTTCGCATTGCCCTCCGCCTGCACCGCATCCGCCCCGGCAGCCGTCATCCAGGTGATCGGGAACCGGCCGCGGTCATAGGTGCCGTAGGCCGGGGCGAGCGCGACATGCGTCCACAGCCGCTTCAGCGATGCCCCGGCGCCGGTTGCCGGGTCGATCAGTACCGCGTCGGCATAGGCCGCAGCGCTGGTCCCGATCTCCACCGCGGCGTCGCCGGCCGCGCGCGGCTGCGTCGGGGACAATTCATAGGCGTCGACGCCGCCCGCCGCGAAATATGTCGGCATCAGATGGCCACCCCGGAAATTGTGAAGCGTAGGCGCGCGATGGTCGGGTCAACGACTTCCGGCGCGATGACGGTGACGATATCTCCGACCGCGATCGAGTACCGGCGGTCGAAGGAATTGACGAACAGACTCGTCCCATCACTTCCGATGGTCAGCGCCCCGATCGCCTGCCCGTTGACCGACAATTCCGCCGACCAGAACGTCGACGGCGGTGTGCCGACGCTGGCGACGCAACCCGCGAAGTCCGCCGCCAGGACGTGCGGCGCCGCCGCGACATGATCGAGGAGAATTTCCTTCGACGCGACATCCCCCACGGCGAAACCGCCGAAGCGATAGAAGCCAGTGATGGTGTCGGGGGCAGGATCGATCCCCCGCAGGATCGTTGCAACCGGGATCGCGATTTGTCGGCCATCCTGGAAGGCGGCAAGGAGCTCTCCCCCATCAAGTGGGCGCGATGGGCCGGGATAGGCCGCAATAGTCGAGAACATATTCACTCCGGCGGTAATTTCCGCGCGAACCGTTATTGCGCCGCGCGGCGTTGGCGTTGAGAATATCGGCGCGTTGCGCGTTGATGCGCAGAACAGGAGACGGTCGATGCTGAAGACATTTGGTTTGCTGATCGCGCTTGGCGGAGTTTCGATAGCGGCCACGATGCCGGCGACGGCCTCGCTCTACCCGTCGTACATCCGCAAACATTACCCCAAGTCGATCCAGCCACTGCTGCTGCGGGAAAATGCTTTGGACGATCAATGCAGCGGCGCGTCTGGCGACCTGCCCTCCACCCAGCGAGCCTGCCGGCAGCGCGACGGAGTCGTAAGGCAGCTGAAGGCGAAGGGGTGGTGCTGGGGATCGAAAGACCCAGACGCTATTGGGGCAGACATGACATGGCTGCTGTGCCGGGATGATCGGTCGGGCGGATAAGCCGACTAGCGGCTGTTACTGAATGCGTGGCTGATCGCGCCGCCGGCTCTTGCAGTCGCCTTCACGCCAGCGGGCGCGTTTTTGAACTCGATCTCGAGCAAAATGCGCTCCGCGATGTTCGCACGATCGGCGCTATCTCGGTCCTTTTCTTTGGGTCGCTCGTAATATCGGGTGATGGCTTCGGCCTTATCACCGGTCCCTTGTGCTTGCGAAATCAGCCGCGCGGCCTTCTTCTCAGTGTGACCCAGCTCCCATTTGCGGAACCGCTGCTGATCCTCATACGACGAACCGTATATGCTTTTCCCCATCGCCTTCTGGAAGTCGATGCGGCGATCGTTCTTTTTATCGTAGGCACCCCATTGAAAGAGACCGTACCCTGGCCCCTTCGGTTGCTGTCGGTGCGGATCATTGTTGCTCTCGGCTTCGCCGACCGCAGCCCAAGCGGCAGCTTCGTCGGCTGGCATGCCTTCCGAACGATACCTGAGATAATGCTTACTCGCGGCGCGCGCCAAGCTATCGACCTTCTTCGGGCTAAACCGCCCACCGCGGCGCCACCCCTTGGTGTAGCCGGAGGGCGGCGCTGACACTCCACCGCTCTCCACGCCGCCGCCTGCGGGGGCGGGCGATGCCTCCGAACCGCTGGCGCCGCCGCCCTTGGTCAGCGCCTCGTATCCCGCAATGGCGCCATCGCCGACCGTCTTGACCGCCGTCGCATTCGCGCGCTGCACGGCATTCAGGCCCTTTCCCGCCCACTGCATCGCCTTCGTGTCGCGCCGGGTGATATCGCGCCCGAGCTTCACGTCGTCGTCGGTGATGACGGTGCCGTTCTCGCCGTAATCCTTCATGTCCGCCGACAGCGCGGCACCCCCTTGGGTGAAGGCGGCGAGCGCGCCATCCGATATGCCCAGGGCGCGGCCGGCCGTCCGTTGCCCGGACGAGTTTTGCCGAGAGATGGCATTGGCGATCGAGGGGATCATGGCCTCCACGTCGACGGTGCCGTCGTCTTTCGTCTTCATGGCGACGCCCATCTTGGACAGGATCGCCAGCGCCCCGGAGTTGCGGCCGTACCTCGCATCGTTGAGCGTCTGCGACAGACCGGCCATGGACCCCATCGCCGTATTCTTGTCGACTCCGACCCGCTCAGCAGCCCCCGCGAACTCCTGTAGGCCCTTTGTGCTGACGCCCATGAGGGATGCCATGTTGCCGAGCTGGTTCGCACCCTTGCCCCACGAGTCTGCCAGCTTCACCATACCGGCCGCCAGGCCGACGACGGCCGCGCCGGCCGTCAGCGCCGCGCCGCCGATCCCGACGATACCAGCCTCCAGGGCGCCCGCACCGACTGCGGCCTCGCCCATCGATCCGCCGGCGAGGGTCGCCATGTTGCGGATCGCGCCTAGGCGGCTGATGACGCCGGAACCGTTGCTACCCAGGGGGCCGGCGAAGGCGCGTTCGGTCGCGCGCTCCACCTCGCCGAACGTGCGCGTGATGCCACGCCCCCAACGCGATATGCCGCGCTGGGTCGCCCCCATGCCCCGGTCAGCGCCCTTCGCCATTTTTTTGGTCGCGCCGTCAAAGCGACGTTCCGCTTTGGCGATGCCCTTCGCCGTCTTGTCGTTGGCGACGATATCGATGCCGACGCGAGGTGCGTTCATGCTGCATTCCTTAAGGGAGACCTGCGCCGACGTCGCGGCGAGGGTAGGCCGGCGGGACGATTACCGCCGGCCGGGATCGATCAGGCGTCAGCCTGCGGAGCGAACTCGAGGCCGGCCCACTGGCACCAGCGCCAGAGGTCCGACCACCGGCGCGCGGCGATCACGTCGGGCGCCTGCCCGTAGCGCATCGCCAGCGCGTCGATCAGCGGTCCCCAGCCGGCAGGCCGGGCACGAGAAAATTTGCCAGATAGCTCCCCGCCGCCACCAGGTCCCGCGCCCCCAGCTTGTGGAGCGCCACCTCCGGCACACCGGATACCGCGCCGATAATTTTCAGATCGGCGAGGATCCCGTCCGCCTTATCCCACTCGATCAGCTGGTTCGCCGTCGGCTCATGGAGCGCGATCTGACGATAGGTCGTCTCGCCGTGCTCGATCGGATACCGCAAGTCGATGACGAGCTCGGCGGGTACGTCCTGCGGCTGATCGACGCTGACTAGGCCGAACGCGTTGACGAACTCCGCTGCGGCGATGATGTCGCGGGCGACGAGCTGGCCAATGACGCTGACCGGTCGGCCCGATACGACCGACACTGCAACGATGTTTGCTTCGATGCCGGACAGGTGCGCCCATCGCAACATTTCGCCCGCGCGAGGCTCCCGCAGATCAAGGGTCGCGACCGACTCGTCGAGGAAGGGGACGGGCTTGCGCAGGGTAAGGGTCCGGGTGTCCGGCATGATATCAGCCATGGCGGGGGTATCGGTATCGTTCATCTGTCGTCTCCAGGAGGGCGCGGGGTAGCGCGTTGACGGCCGCCAGAAGGCGGCGGTTATCGTGATCGGAAGGCGTGACCCGGTGGGGCGGCGCGTCAGGCGGTGAGGAAGTCGCGGATCGTGGCGAGCGTCGCCGCACGGACGCCGGCGTCCTGGCGGACGAACAGGCCATCCCCGTCGTTGAGCGCGGTGACGGGGCGAAGGCCCCAGCCAGCACCGTTCGCCGGCAGCGCGAAGGCTGATGCCGTTCCCGTGGTGATCCAGGCGATCAGCTGGTCGACCGTCGCAATGCCGCAGCCGCCGGTTGCGCCGCTCATGACGCGCAGCTGCTCCGTGCCGCTGATCGCGGTGACGGCCGGTTGACCGACCGGCGGATTGGGCGCGCCCGCGCCGATCGGTTGGCCGCGGACGATCTGGCGCAGCTGCGCGAGCGTCACCGTGCCACCGCGTCCGGCGACGTTGAGCGGAATGCCTTCGCTCCCGTCGAGCGGAAATGCGGGGGGTGAGAATGCGACCATGAGGTGTCCTTTCGTGCGGTCGAGGATGAGAGGGGAGGCGCGGGCTTGGCCGCAGCGCGCCGATGGCGCAGGCTGCGCGCATGACGATCGAAGTGACCAAGATGATTGAGCCGGCGAAGGCCGTGCTTGCCCCCGCTGGGAACACATTGAGCGAGGCGTGGGCCGGCGTGATCGGTGATCGCGTCGCCGCGTGGCGCCTGAAGAACGCCGCCGCGTTACAGGTAAAAGTGAACGAGGAATGCGCGGCGTTGGGGCTGAAGGTCGACCGCGCCAAGATCCCCGAACGCTATGCGATCGCGTGGTTCGAGGAAGCGACGAAACAGGACGAGCCGGAGATACAGACGCTATTCGCACGCCTGCTAGCGCGGGCCACAGCGGGGGATGACGATGCCGGCGACCGCCGCCTACTGGCGATCGTCAGCCAACTGACGCCGATTGATGCGAAGGTGCTGGAGTGGCTGTTCAAAAGGGTAGGGCACCCCACTGCGTTTCCGCAGATCGAAGAATTCGTGGCTTGGCGTGAGGTCAAAGACGAGTTTGGCGAACGCGCGCTCATCTCACTCGACCAATTCGTCGTGCTTGGAATATTCGAACGGCAGTATTCATTGCGCAACGACGCCGGCCTATCGTCATGGCATTCGGTAGAGTCCGGGATGTCGATCAGTCGCCTAGCGGAAGACATCACGGGCAATATGACGGTCACGCCCGATCTGTCCGCAACGCCTTTGGGATTGGCGCTGTATAAGGCCTGCCTTTCTGGCAACCCCCAGGAAGTCACCGGGGGGTGAGGCGAGGGTCCGTCAAGTCTTGCTCGAAAATCTCCAGCGAGGCGAGACGAGCGCGGACGTGCCGGTGTAGGACCGCTTGCACCGCGTCCACCCGACCGGGGATCCCCAGGTCAGCCGCGACGGCCGCCGCGATGCCCCCCGGCCACCGGTCCCACCCCGCGTCCTTACACGCCTCGTCCCAGGCGGCGTGATCCGCAGCGTCTAGGGCTTCCACCCGATCGGCTTCGTCGCCGCTCTCGATCCACGTCCGCAGTTGCGTCGACATAGTGTTGGGGTTGCCGAGCCGATGCCAGCCCGCCCAGGGGGACGGCGCCGGCAGCACCTCAACGGGCTTGCCGGCGACATACCCCATGCCAGGCCGATCGATCAGGCCGCGGACGCCCTCAGTACGCCTTCCACCGTGCGCCTTTACCCGGAAACGGCCCTTGCCGGCCGCCTGCATCTTGGCGTCCGACGCCGCCGCATCGACCTGATCGCCTTGCATGACGAGGTATCCACGGTCCTGCCATTTCTTCGCGGCCTGACGGCTGGCGCTGTGGGTGGCCGCATAGGCGGTCAGGGACATGAGGGTCATCAAACGCTCCGGTGTTAAATGGTTGCAGGTCATGGTTGCCCCCCCGCAACCAAGCGATGGTTGCGGGGGCAACCGGGTTCGGTTGCGGGGGCAACCAAGATGCGGTTGCGGGGGTGCGGTTACGGGGTGTGGCCGCGCCGTCCCGATCGGGCAGACGCCCCGGATTTCTGCGGCGACAGACGCAACAAGCCCCGCAACAGGCCCCCGCAACAAGCGGCGTTTGTTGCCCGCAACAGACGCAACAGGTTGCGGGGTTTGTTGCGGGGGGTGCCGCAACCAAGATTTCGCAGATTTCTGCGGGCTAGAGGCCCCTCACCCACCCCGCAACCCCGCAACAGGTTGCCCCCGCAACCAACTTTTTGATTTCGTAGCTGGGGTTACGTCGGGGTGCGCAATTACCCCCGTTGCAGAAGGGGGTCGGAAGGACCCAAAAGACCCCCCGGGGGGTATAGGCGACGGGATCGGCAGGCACGCCGGGCGGCCGTCGCCCCCTGTCCCCCGTGACGGGCACTTTCGTCCCTAGGGACAGCGCCGTTCGTCCCTAGGGACAGCGCGCGAAGGCGCGGCGCCATGGGGCTGCTGCGATGCCGCTAACGTTTCGGCTTCATCGCCAGGCTCGCACGGAAGCCCGCCAGGATGCCAAATAGGTCGGCGGTGCGCGGTGACGGGTAGAGCTTCACGTCGTAGTGTATCGAGCCGTTCTTCGGCGTACCGATCGCGAGCACGCTGTCGTGCGTCACGCTGCGTCGCGGACCGGAATAGACGGGTTCGTTGGCGTACAGGCGGCGCGCCTGATTGAGCGCGTCAAGTGGCCCCATGACCGCGCCATAAAAGTCGCCCCATCGCGCCTCCAGCTCGATCGTCATCGCGTCGCGGGCGACGTTGACGAAGCCTTCCCATGCGATCTCATGCAGCCGCTTGGCCTCTGCCAGGGCCTCCCGGCGCGCGGTCAGGTGATCGGATACGCTCGACAGCGCCTGCGCGATGATCGTCCGCTTGCCCCTCCACGCCGACAGGGCGGCGGCGGTGGCATCCTGCGCTTCGCGCAACCGCCCTTCCCAATCCGCTGACGCCGCCGCCGTCGGGTTGTCGGCGAGCAGCTGCGCCAACTCGGCGGTGACGTCAGGATCCTGCGCAGGCTCGATCGCAGCGTGCTCGGCCTGCGCAGCACGCAAATCGCGTTCGCGCTTGGCGGCGTCGTTCACATCGGCCTGCGCGGCCTGCACGGCAGCGGCGGCGGCGTCCACGTCCGCACTGAGGCGGACGACGCGAGCCAGAGTTTCGGGGTTCGAGATAGGCGGCAAAGTGCATCTCCTTCGTGGCACTGGTGAAAGACGGGCTGCCGCGCGATCATCCCCGGACCGGCCAACGAGTCGGACAGGGAGGCGACAGCAATGGACGAGGTTTCAGGCCACCGATTGGACGACGTGATTGCGCAAAAACGGGTGCCGGTATTGATCCGGCGCGGCCCAGGTCTTCCGCCGCGGCTTCAGATACCGTTCGACCTCGGCAATCGGGCTTGGTTGCGAGCGACGGGCATGAACAATCCGAAATGGATCGCGCCGGATAAGCAATGGGAGGTGCCGCAATCCCGCTTTACGGAATTGGTGAACAGGTGCCTCGAAAAATTCGGGAAGGTGTGGGTGGTCCAGCCCTACAACGAACAGGAGAAGTGCGCTCCGGCATGCTGGGACGCGGAGAAGGAAGAATGCCAGTGCTCTTGCATGGGCGTGAACCACGGCTCGCGCGGTCCGGCTGGGCGCTGGAAAATCGTGTCGGACCATTTCGCCACCCGATGGCTCGGCGCCCGCATGGCGGCGAGGCTGGTCGTGAGACGGTCCTAGATCAGGCCCGCCGTCATCCCGGCGGCGCATGTCGGCGGCGCATTGGGCGCGACAGACGTCACGGTCTTAATCGGCTCCCGGTAGGGTGGCCGTGGTGGACCGTAGTACAGCGCGCGACTCACCATCGTTCCGTCGGATAGCAGCCGCATCGCTCCATCCTCGACCGCGATCCGCATCCATTTCTCCGGCACGTCACCGATCGGCCCGCCTTCGCGCACGCTCGAGAGCCAGAGCGGGAATTGCGCGTCTGTGAATCGCTTGACCTCGATCAGCGCGTCAGCCTGTTCCGACGCGGGGGGCTGGTAGCGGTTGAGGATGTCGAGGCATTGGCTGGGCGACGGAAACCATTCGAGGGTCGCGCAAGCCGTGCGGGCCATGAACGCCAAGGCGGCTTCGCTCCGATCGCCCAGCAACGCCGCGTAAACGGCAAACCGCATTTTCCCGGTCCGGTCGTCATCGCCGCGCGAGGGTAGCGCCGCGCGCATGAAGTCGAGATGCCGGGCCAACTGGTCGCGCGTCGCCGGCGTCGCGGCACCGCCGGCCGTGGACAAGGCCCATTCGCGCAGCTGGTCAGCCTCGGCCATCGTCGTCGGCGTTCCCACCGGCCTGCACCTCACGGAGGGCGGCGACGAAGCCATCGAGGGGCCGTCCTCTATCACGCGCAGCGCCCGCGCCGCCGCCGCGCCGATCCCCGAAGGTCCGTTGTCCATGCTCGCCTCCCGTGATGCTCGATTGCCGGCGGCTGCGGCGGACCCAATTGCGCCAGGTCGCCAGCCAATCGGCCTTCCGGCCCGCCGCGCCCGGCTGCGCGACCCAATAGTCGCGGAACACGTCCGCCTCCGCGCTGGCATCCGCGGCGGTCCATCCGCGCTCTGCCGTCGCCCACGCAGTCCATTCGGCCGGCGGGGTGAAGTCCGACGCGAGCCGCGATCCTGATGCCGCCGCCGGCCGCGTCTTCGCGCGCACGGACTTATCTCTATTACTGACGGTTCTTGGTGTATTGGGGGGCAGCGTGTCCGGGGTTTGGGTATTCTCTGTCCGGGGGGACAGCGTGTCCGGGGGGACAGCGTGTCCGGGGTGAACGGTATAGAGAATGCCGCGACCGGGCTTTCGAATTGTGCTGATGCAGCCGCCCGCCTCCAATCGCGCCATGACACGCCGCGCAGTGCGTACATCGACGCCGGTTTTCTCGGCTATCGTCGGCATCGATGGCCAGCACTGCCCGCTCTCATTCGCCCAGTCGGCAAGTGCGACCAGGACGAGGCGGTCGATAGGCGGAACCCCCGATGCCCACGCCTCGGCGATGAGGCGGAAACTCATTATGCATCGCCGATGCGGGGGTGAAGCTCCGTAAAGGCCCCGCGCCCCCGGCTGTGAAATCGCGTCAGGTGTCCGTCGCGTTCCAGCTCCCGGATACCGCGCTGGACGGCCCGGAGGCTGTACCCCGATTCGTGAGATATTGCCGCCACGGAGCTGCGGACCGCGCCACGCTCATCGACGTCGAGCGCAAGGACCATGAGGACCAGCTTTGCGACAGGTCCGCACCGCACGCGGGTGCATCGTTCGAACAGATCGATCACCGCCGGACTGCGATCATGGCTTGGCGTTGAGACTGACCGGTCTTTACCGGCGCATGCGTCAAGCATGCCCCTGTCCCGATCGAACGGCGAGCAACAGGCGATCGACGTGGGCGACCGTCAGCGTCAGGTGCGCCGGGACGGTGATGCCGCGCAGGCCCGCCACGTCGAAGCCTTGGCGGTCCACGAAGACCGCCGTTGGCCGGCCGTGTTCCTCATGCCAGCGCGCGACGGCGGCGGCCCGGTCGGGGTTCGCCCAATCCGTCCGCCAGTCGGATGCGAATGCTGCGCGGACGCCGTCCGAGAGCAGCTGATCGCGTGCGTCGTAGGGATCGGTACTGGCGGTGCATACCAGGACCGCCCCCAGCTTGTCGCACAGGTGAGTAACGGCAGCGACAGGGGGATGCCTCAACACGACGGCGCCGCCGGTTGGAGCGCCAGCAGGCGGCACAAGCCCTACCGTCGTCACTCTCGATGCGGCGGTGACGATCACGGGATTGAGGAAGACGACTGGAGGATGCTGTGACGGCATAGGACGGTCCTTGTTCGATGGCGGCAGGCGCTGTTGCCGGTGCGTGATGTGCGATGACCTAGGGTCGTCCAGTCTCAGCGGACGCCCGCGGTGGGTGCGCGCAGCGTTTGACCCGTCATCCGCGGGCCAGCCCCGGCTTTGTCGAGCATAGTCGAAACCGCATGTTCGACCGCCGCCGCCGGCGCATCCCCGTCGAACGACAGATGGTCGCCGATGCGATCCCGTTCGGCGAATGGACGGACGGTGACGGTCGTGCCACCCGGCCCGCATTGCACCTCGACCCAATCCCCCTTGGTATGTTCGACACCAGCCGGCCAGTCTGGGCCAGGTCGCGCATAGACGGCGATGACAGCGCGCTTTGGCTGCATGTCGTCGGCAAACTGAGGCTCGATCACGAGGACGACACCGGCGGACGCCAACTCGGCGGCGGCGCGCTCCAGTGCGGGCATCACCCGTTCCTGCAACTGATCGATAAACGGGCGCAGGATGGTCAGGCCGTTGCGCCGGTCACGCTCTGCGGCGGCGGCGGTGTTGAGGTCGAGGCGGATAGCCCCGGCGCGCGCGATCAGGGCGGCGAGATAGGTCATAGGTATCTCCGTTTCCGGTCAATCAGGAGGCGAGCGCAGCACGCAAAGCGTCGACCGCTTCGGGGTGGCGATCCCGCACGCCGCCGCCGCCGCGCTCCGCCACCAGCAGATAAACGCGCTCGTTGCCGGGTCCGACGAGCGACAGCGAGCTCTCCGGCGCGATGCGGCGTTGCAAGCCATTGACGATGCCGCCCGGCCCGTCCGCCAGCCGCAGAAGGGAAAGCTCCTGCATAGGGGTGAGCACCTCGCGGGTCAGAACCTCCCAGCGCGTCAGCAATTCGGCGGCCAGGCCGTCATACGCCCCCCGCACGAACGCCTCCCATGCGTGCGCGCGATCGACCTGCCCCGCGGCGATGTCCGCTTCCAGCCCCGCGATCTCGCCCTCGACCGCCGTCAGGGCCTGATGGAAAGCAGCCTGTACGGCGGCGGCGGCGTGATCCTGAACCGCCGCCGCCGCACGGCTATCGCGAAGCTGCGCCGTCGTGCTCGCGTCGATTGCCGTCGCCGGATCGGCAGCGAGGCGCGCAGCCAGATCGTCGGTTGCCGCGTCGGGTGCTGTCGACACAGCGCTTTCGCCTGCGATCCGCGCCGTAAGGGCATCGCGTCGGGCGCGCGCGCCGTCGAGGCGATCCGTGAAAGTCGCCAGGGCGGTATCGAGCTTGCGTACATCGGCGTCGAGCGCGGCAATGCGCTGACGCTCCGCCGTGTTGGTGAAGGGCGTCATGGTGAATCCTTGTAATGGTGGGAGGCTGCCGGCGGACTGACATCGCCGGCTTGGGTCACGCCAGGCGATGGCGTGCCGGGTGGGGATGAGAAAGGCGACCAAGCCAGCGCGGTCCCCTGCCCGGTGCTATCCGCGCTTCGCTTCTCGGTAAGCGGTCACAGGCTGATTACCGCGCCAGCGCCTTGCCGGCCTTGGCGAGCAGGCCAGCCCACCCATGGTCCGGCGCGGCGGCGGCGCGCTCGGCGGGCGCGGCGTTTTTCAGCGGTGCGCCGGCCTTCGCGAAGGCGCCTCCCCAGCCGTTCTTTGCGTCGGCGCGGTGAGCGGCGCCCCAATCGCGCAGGCCCGCGGTGGCCGCGGGCGTTCCGAAGTGCGAGAAATCGTGTTTCGGCATGTGTCGTCCTCGCTGGCGTATTGAAGCGAACCCGATCACCGCGGCCAGCGACGCGGGGGCGGGATCAGGTGCGCGAACGGAGACGATGGCGTGGGAGGTGGCGCGTCTGCATCGCCGCGAAGGTGCGCGAAAGGGCCTGACGGCGGTGGGACCGCTGCGCCGGGGCGAAGGTGTCCGAAGGTCCCGACCGGCGGGGCGTCGCGCTTGACCAGGTGCCATACCTGCCATGGCAGGCGCCTGCGGTCCGTCCTCCGCTTCGGCTCCGGCTGCTCTGCGTTCGCAAGCACGGGCGACGGCGCGGCGGCCGGTGCCTGCCCCTTCATTGTGCGGAACGCGGCCATGAGCATTTCGAAGGGGGAACGGCTCGCCATCAGGACGCGTCCGCTGCTCGGCCCGCCCGGCGGAGGACGATCATATTGCGGCCGGACAGCTCATGAAGGGCGCGGCGCGTTACGTCGACCGGTAGGCCGGACGCAGCGGCGGCGGCGGCATCCGTGCCTCCATAGACGCCGGCAGGATCGACCATGCCACGGATCGCTCGCAGGACGGTGCGGGCGTTCAACGACACATCGAACCCGCCAGGGCGCGACGCGGAGCGCGAACGCTGCGCGATCGTGCCGCGCTTCACTTCGCTTCCCCAGCCGATGAGCGCGCCGCCGCAGCTTCCTGGGCAGCGAAATGCTTCGCCAGCGTCGACCGCCGGGCGCAGACTGTCTTGCCCATCTTGAAGGTCGGAAGACCGCCGTTGCCGTGAAGGTGATACACCTGCTTGGCGGTCAGATTGAGATGTTCGGCGATCGCGTTGACCCCATGAAGGAGGTCCGTTGTCGATGCGCCCTGTGCGTCGCTCATGCGTCACTCCATGCGTTATTGAGGTGCCGGCCGATCTCGAAAAATGGCGGAAAACCGCCATTTATGCCGGCAGATGTCGGGAACACGCCTGACGTGAAAAAGGGGCGCCGTAGCGCCCCTAAACTGTTGGAAAACTGCCGTTTTCTACCCTCTCAGCGTGAGAGGATACACAAGTATTCGGCCTGCACGTCTTTGAATGCCACGGTCGCCACAGGCCGCGACTTGGTCGCCACTACGATGCGCGTCGCCTTCTGCGTAAAGGGCGTCGGCGTGTCGAACGTGTCGTTGATCTCGTCCTGCTCGACTGCGGCGACGCCGCGAGCGAGGTCGTTCAGCGCCAGCGACATCGCGAACGGGACCTGCTGCGCGCCTAGCGCGATCATCGCCCGGTGCAGTGGTTTGAGGTCAGCCTTAATGCTGATCCCGACGGGCATCAGGCCCGACTGCGGCCGCGCACCGCGGCGCGCGCCTCGGCGGCGATCCGCTCAACGTTCGCGATGCGATCCTCGGCGCGGCCGTGGCTTTCGACATCAGTCTCGAAGTCAAACGCGGCGCTGTGCAGCTCGCCGGCCAAGCGCTCGAGGATCATCGCAGTGGTAGCGACAGGCTGGGGCATCAACGCCTCCCAACTTCCGAAACTTCGGTAGCCTTCGGACTTCCGCCGGCGCGGGCCGGGGAATGAGGTGGCGGGCGCGATTGGCTCATTGGCCAGCCTTCAAACCCGCGAGACTGCTTACGGCAGTGGCGCCCATCAGCTGGGCTGGCGTTCCTGTACCTGATCCGTTCGCAAATGCATAGAGGCGATCTTGAAGTCGAACGGGCCGCCGAACGTCACGACTGTCCATGCGCCATCGGATTGCACCACTTCCCCGGTAAGACCGCGAAAGTGATTGCTTTCGACCCGCACCTGCTGCCCCGCGGCGAAGAGCGGCGCCCCTGCGCCGGTCGATCGCCGCGCCTTTCCACGCAGCTCCTCGGTGCGGAGGCGCTCGACCTCCGAATTCCATACCCGGACCACCTTCCCCAGGTGGTGGAAGATCGAAAACGCGGGGTAAGGTGAGACCGGCAGACGTAGGACGATTTGGAGATCATCGAGCCGATTGGCGCGAGCGAAAACGAACGTCGGCATAAGCGCGACCTCGACCTCGGTGGTCTTCGTCTTGCCCCGCAGCGCGCGACGTTTCTGCATGCGCGTCGGCGTCCAAACATCATAGCCCGCTGCGCGCAACGCCTCGGCGAGGATCAACGTCCGCGGCGCAGCGGTGCGCAGCACAATCCATCGATCCGCATCACGCGCGGCGCCCGCCGCCTCAATCCTCTGGTGCATCATCCGCTATTCCCCGCATGCGATCACCGCGGGGACGGCTATCGCGTCACCTATGTGACGCGGGCCACGGCGGCGGAATAGTTGCCATTCCGTTCCGCTATGCGGCCAAAGGGGCAACGACCTGCCATCCCCGTCGCTGGAGCAGCGCAACGGCCGCCTCGACGTCACCCGGCACCGCCAGCCCATCGGCATGCCGCACCAACCGCCCGGCTGTGACGAGGCGCGCCACCGCGCGGCTGACGGCCGTCTTCGACCCCGCCCCCACCTCGAGCATGATCTCCCGAAGGCTGGGGCCGCGGTCGTATGTGAGCCGGAAGGCACGTACGAACGACACGATCTTGACGTCGATCCGAACGGCGCGCGGGATCGTCTGTTCGTTCACGCCGCCTCCTGATGCCGACCCTCGAACGACATGGCGGCGGCGACCTGCTCCTCGGTCAGGAAGCCGGCACGAAGGCCCATGCGCCGTAGGTCGACCGTCATGGCCCGTATGCTCTCGGCGGAGATCTCGACATCCGCCGGCGGCGGGAGGGCGGCGACCGGCGGGTTGAGCGCCCGATCGATCTCCGCGCGATGTCGCTGCATGGCGGCTTCCCGCTCCTCCCGCTCGATGATCAGCTCCAGTGCGATACTGCGCAGCGTCGTCTCGATCTCTCCGATGAAGCGGAACGGGCAATGGATTGCCCGCTTGGCGGCAGTCAGCGAGATCATCGCCGGCAGATCGGCGAGCGCGTCCACCATGGCCTCGCGCCACGCCTGGGTATCCGCCGGCTTGGCGGTGGGGAGCACCTTGGCCGCCAGCCGCCGCAGGCGCTCGTCGATGGCATCGCCCCACTGCTTCCGGCCCTCGCTATCCTTGGGCACAGGCCGGAGATCATGAGCGATTTTCGCGAGGGCCGCGTCGATGCACGCCGGGGCGTCAGCGCCGAGCCGCGTAGCGAGGGTCGTCGTCGTCGAGGGATGCAGGCTCAACGCCCGCCATGCCTGGTCGCGGAGCCCATCCACTAGCCCCCCGGTCGTCAGCCCGTTTTCCACTGCGAAGCACTCCCTCGATGTAGCTGATGGGCTCGATGGCCCCTTCCCTCTGCGCCTTGCCCAGCGCGACGATCACCGCCTCTGGTCCGTGGCCGCCCTTCCACTTGCCGAGCAGCTTGCCCGCCTTCGGATCGACGATGCCGTGGCTGGCCAGGAACGCCTTGCCCTGATCCCACATGACCTTTTCCGGATCGATCGGCGGCGCTGCGGCGCCCGATCCGATAGGATCGGAATTAGAATCTCTCTGTCCCTGTCCCTCTCCCTGTCTCTTGGAGACTTCGTCCCCAAGGACACGCGCCGCTGCCCCTGGGGACAGGTGCGGGACAGAGGCGGGGAAATGCTGGGACAGGAAGGTGACGAAGTCCGGCGCGGCCACGTCTGTCTCGTGCCGCTGGTTATGCTTCTTCACCCGCGCGCATTCGGCGCGGTGACGCTGTTCGACCTTGCTGCGCCAGGCGGCCAGCACCTGCTCGGCGACCACTGGATGGTAGAGCCGGCCGTCCGCAGCCTCGACCCACCCGCGCAGCGCATCGGCGCGATGCTTGCGGAACGTCTTCAGGTCGCGCCCCAGCCCGCATAGGCGCGCCAGCACCGCATCCGCCGCCGGCAAAGACCCGGCCGGCAGCTGATGCCACGCCGCTGACCAGAGCAGCACGGCGTACCAGCACGCCTCCGGGTGGCTCTCCGCGGCGAGGTCGCTGTCGCGCAGCCGTGCAACATGCAGCGGCATGAACGGGAAGTCCTGCAGGTCCGCATCGGCGGGTGTCAGCGGCGCGGTCATGCGCGATCCTTTGCGGGGGGTGAGATGCGGACGATCACGGCGCCGCCGGTGACGGGCGCGCCGCGCGACATGCTGAGTTCGAACAGGCTGTCGTCGATGCCGATCGCGGCGCTAACCGCGTCGAGGCCGGCTTTGATCGCGGCGAGCATGTTGTCGATGTCGCGGCGCTGCGCGTCAGGCGGGTGGAAGACGACCGTCACCGCCGCCGCCGTGTAGTCCACCGGACGAAGTCCGGCCGCCTTGCACGCCCAGCCGCAATCGGTCTTGTAGCGCTTGGCCGCCTTGGCGCGCTTGCTCCAGTGGAGGCGGCGCGCCTGGTTCGGGTTCAGCGATGGCGCGGGCCATGGGAGCGTGACCTCGATCATACGCCACACATCCCCTCGCATTCGAGGTCGAAGCCGAGTTGCCGGTCATCGCCGCCGATTGGCGCCTCAGACAGCGGCAGCATGGACGGATGCATGAATTCTTGCCCGCGCATCTTGCCGCCATCCCCGAGGCGCATCTGGCGATCGACTTCACATGCGTCTGCCCATTCGGCGGGGGAGTTGTCCCGCATGTCGCGCCACATCGCATTCGTGTGAAAGGGGCAGCCGATACAGGAGGACTTGGGGGCCGTTTCCTGCCGTTCCGCCATCCACCGGATGCAGTCCGCGCGAGACATGCCCGCCTCGATCAAAGGCCACCGATTCACCTGCCACTGCACGCGGCTGGGCTTCATGCGCGCGATCTCGTCCATGGAGATGCCGACCCACATCTCGACCGCGCCGGGCTTGATCCTAGCGCGGGGCCCTACGCCGAGCAGCTCGCGTAATTTTCGGCTGATGGGCTGGAGCTTGTACTCCTTGGTGCATTGGCGACGGCCCATACCCTTCGTGCCGTCGGGATTGAGGACGAACCAGGGCACCGCCGCGTATCGGCCGCCTATCGTCGTGCGCCGCGCGATAACGTCCTCCCGTATGTTGCCGGCAGACACGACATGGACAGGGAAAGGCAGGCGATCGCGGAGGCGAGCCAGATGTTCGCGCACCGCCCGGGGTTCCCAACCTGTATCGGCGAATATGGCGCAGTCCGGCATCGGGCCGACGTCGCCCCGCGCCGCCGCCAGTGCGAGCGTGGTCGACTGTACGCCCGCCCCCAAGGACAGCACCCGCTTCTGGGGAGCGGGAAGCGGTGCCGACAATGTCGGCCACTCGTTCGGCCACTGATAGGTCACGCTGCGCGCACCTCCGCGCCATCCTGCGCCGCCATCACGTCGGCCAAGCCGTGCGCGATCCACCGCATCACGTTGACCGCTTGGCTGTTCCCCAGCGCCTTGTAGCGCGGCCCGTCCGCCGCCGGCTTCCCGCGATAGGTGATCGCGGTGAAGCCGTCCGGCGCGCCCATGAGCCGCTCGCATTCAGTGGGCGTGAGGCGGCGCACCGCCCACTGGTCGGCGATGTTCAGTTCCTGACGCCGACCGCCGCCGGACGGCGCGTTGAGGCTATAGGCAAGCCCCTCCTGCCACTCGACGTTTCGACCGCCTTCCCGGCCGCGCTCCTGAAACGCGATCGGTTGCACGATCGCCTGCGCACTGCGGTCTGTCCCGGTCGTCAGCGATCCACTGACGCCGCAGGTTTCATAGGCGCCATCGTTCGGCGTGATGCGGTAGGCCACTGCGTCAGGGCGCTTGGCCCGCATAGCGTAGCCGACGTCCGGCTGCACGCCCAACCCGGAGCGCTCCGCTGCGGTGCCTCCGGCTCCTTCCCCGGACCGATCCAGCGCATCGCTGTGAATGGCATAGCACGGCACTATCGGCGTACCGCGCCCGGTGCCGTCTTCGCTGGCATCAAACCCTTCGGCGCGCAGGGCATGCGCCACGAAGGTTTCAACCTCAAAATCGCATTTGTGCCCGCGCGCCGTCAGGCATGCCGCCTGCTCTACCGCTCCAGCCCGATTGCCACCGCCGAAAGCGCGCGCGCCAAGAGCGCCGGCAATGCCTTCCCCCGCTTGGCGGCGCGGCGCAGGATTCCCGCGCAGGCTTTCGCGCTCAAATAATACCGCTGCGGGACCGGCTGCGTCTCCAAGATGTGCGACAACGAACACACGCCGCCGCCGCTGGGGCACGGCCCCCTCGTGCCCGTCCACTCGGACGTATTGAGCGTCCAGCACTCGGTAGGCCCACCCATACCCGAGTTCGCCCAGGAGCCGGAGGAAGGTTCCCATCGTTCGTCCGCTGTCGTGCGACAGGAAACCGGGGACATTCTCCCATACCAGCCATCGCGCGCGAACGCGTCGAGCCAGCGCCAGGAACTCAAGGGTGAGGTTGCCGCGCGGGTCGTCCAGGCCAAGGCGCTTTCCTGCGACGCTGAATGCTTGGCAGGGGGTGCCTCCGGCAAGGAGGTCAACAGGTCCAACATGGTGGCTCTCGATCTTGGTGAAGTCGCCGAACAGGGGCGTCGTGTTGCTGCCGGGGACGAAGCGGTGATCCCACTCGACCGGCACCGCGCCGTGACGCTGCTCGAGCACCGCGCGCGGGAACGCTTCGATCTCGGAATAGCCGACGCAGCGGAACCCCAGCCCCGCCGACGCGAGGGTGAAGGCGCTGTAGCCCGAGCAGACGTCGAGGTAGCGGATCATCAGGCGGCCTTCACCCGATCGCGACTGAAGAACGTCGGATCCGACGGGCGAACCCGCTCGCGCAGATCGTCACCCAACACCGCCCCAGGCTGCGCGCCGTCGATCGGCAAAGCGAACGGCGGCCGGGGCGGAAGCGGCGCGGGCGGGTTCACCGCGGTGCGCGCCCGGTAGATCGACGCCGCCCATTCCGGCTTCGTGTGCTTCAGCATCTCGAGTTCGGCGGCGGCGGCGTCGAAGTCGCGGGCCAGGATCGCGCGCGCGAGACGTTCGCGCCAATCAAGTGCAGTTCCCATCGTTACCTCCTCTTCGTGGTGGTTGGTGGCCGCGTCAGACGCGGAGCGGCATCAGCACGAGGCTCGCGGCCTTCGCCTTGGGGCTGGTGATCAGTGCGGGCGCCGCCGCATCGCCCAGCGAGAACTCGACATGATCAACGTCGAGCGCGGCGAGCGCGTCGCGCAGGTACTTGCTGTTGAAGCCGATGGTCAGTGGGTCGCCCTCGTATTCGCAGGGCACCTCGTCGACGGCTTCGCCATGCTCGGGCGTCGTGATGGAGACGCGTAGGAGATCTCGCTTCAGATCGAAGCGGACCGCGCGCACCTTGTCCGTCGCCACCAGGGCAAGCCGGCCGACCGCCACCCTCAGCGCGTCGCGATCAACCGAGGCGACGGCTGGGGCTGGCGCCGGTATCGTGCGAGCGTAATCCGGATACGTCCCATCGACCACCTTGGCGACGATGACGAAATCGCCGGCGGCCATCGTGACCTTGCCGTCGCCGACCGCGACGTCGATCGACGTTTCGCGCGCTTCAGCCGCCGCGCGCGCCAGATCAATGCAGCGGGTGCGCAGGATGGTGTCGGGCATGCTTTGAGCGCCTTCCGGCAGGTCGTCGACATAGCGGGCGAGCCGATGGCCGTCGCACGATGCAAACCGGAGCGATCCTTCGAACGCGTGCAGGAAGACGCCGTTCAAATAATAGCGAACCTCTTCGGTCGACACCGCGTGGCGCACCACGTCCAGCGCGCACACCAACGCCTTGCTTTCCAGTGTGAAGCGCGCCTGCACGACCTCCTGCTTCAGGATCGGGAATTGGTCCTTCGGCAGCGTCGCGAAGCGGAACCGCGCCCGGCCGTTCGATACTGTCGCGGCCGATCCGTCGAACTTGATCGCCGTCTGGCTGCCGCCGCCGAACGACCCGACCACGTCCGCCAGGCGGTGCGCGTCGAGGGTGAAGCTGATCGGCCGCTCAACGACGGCGGGAACGGTCAGCGTGACCATCACGTCCAGGTCGGAAGCGGTCAGGCGGACCATCCCGGCTTCCGCCTCGACCAACACGTTCGCGAGGATCGGGATGGTGTTGCGGCGCTGTACGGCGGCGCGCACCTCGCGCAGCGCGCGGTTGAGCTTGTCGGTTTCAAAGGCGATGGTCGTCATGCGATGGCTCCGATGGACGGGGCGGCGGGCTCGACAGGCCCCTCGCCAATTTCGCGGAAGAGGTTTGCGGACACGCGGGCGCAGCGCTCGGCGACCTTGGCGAGCTCGCGCGCCAGCATGCGGACTTCGAAATCCGTGATGGTCGTGTTGCCCTGCCGCTTGTCGTACAGGCCGCGCTCGCTGCACCCGATCAGGGCGGCGACGTTCTTGAACCCGCCGCGATCGCACATGATCTCGCAAGCAGTTTCGAGGCCGGCCATGCGTGGCACCGACAACCGCCGCGCGACTGCTTCCGAATGTTCGGAAGTGGCTTTTTCCACCATCACGCCACCTCCACATTGCTGAGCAGGACGCCCTGATCGGCCTCGATTCGGCGGCGTGCGATCGCCGCGTATTCCGGGTTCAACTCGATCAGGATCGCATCGCGCTGCAGGCGATCTGCGACGAGGCCGGTCGTACCAGCGCCGCCGAACGGGTCGAGGACGACGCCGCCGGCTGGGCATCCCGCAAGGATGGCGCGCGCAGCCAGCTCAGTCGGGAAAGTGGCGAAGTGGGCCTCTTTGAACGGCTGGATCGCGATCTCCCACACCGGAAGCGCCGCGGGTTCGTAATTGCGGAGGTATCGTCCGTCGCCACGAGGGGTGTTGGCGATCCCGGTGTGATTGACGTGACCCTCGTGGCGCGGGCCAACGGTGCGAGTCTTCCCCTTCTCACGGCCCTGACGATGGTGCGACCCATGGGCGCCAGCACCCGTGTCCCAGCCATCTGGCATCTTGATGCGACGGTTGCCCGTTACCGCGCGAGGCCCCGGTACGCCGCCGACATAGCTGCCACCCCGAAAGGTCGCGGCGTCCTCGTCCGACGTGCGTCCTTGGAGGACGGCGGCCGCATTGTAATAGGTGCCGATCTTGAGCCAGCGAGACCCATCCCGCTCCGGATCGGTGATCAGCGGGCAGCGCTCGGTCAGGTCGGGGCAGAACGACAGCTCGCCGGTGTCGCGGGCGCGCCAGATATCTCCGTCGTCCGACTTCGCCAGCCAGAAGACCTTCTCGTGCGAAGTAGATGGGCGCTGCGAACCCGAGCTGTCGGGCATCGGGTTGAGCTTGCCCCACACGATCTCAGAGCGCACCCACCAGCCCGCGTCCTGCAACGCGATGGCAAGCCGGTTCGGCACCATGCACAGATCCTTGGGCTTGATCCCGGCACCGACGGTGCTGAACGGCTTGTCGCGGAAGGTGCGATCGTCGTTGCCCGCAACCTTCGCATCTGCCGCTGATCGCCCGTTCGGAGCGGAAGCATAGCAGTCGCCGTAATTCAGGAAGCAATTGCCGGTCGGCTTCAGAACCCGGCGCACCTCCTCGAACACCGCGACCATGATCTCGAGATGGTCTGCAAGCGTCGGCTCCAGTCCGATCTGCCCGGCGACGCCGTAATCGCGCAGCCCCCAATAGGGCGGCGACGTCACGCAGCAGTCCACGGAGTCGGACGGGATCAACGCGAGCTGCTCACGCACGTCCCCGAGCATGATGCGGACACTCATGCCGCGCGACTCTCGCGCACCGGCAACCCGATCACCGGGTGCCAGCCCATCACGCAGCCGTTCACGGCATACAGGCGCGTTGCGAGCGCGCTGGCCGCAGGACGCAGAGGTTCGTCCGCCGTCCCGCCCTTCGACGGGATCGACGCTGTTCGCATCGTCATGGTGTCACTCCTGGCGGGCGGCTGCCCGCGGGCTAGATCCTCAGGTCTGGTCGGTCAGGCGGCGTTGGGACTTGGCGCGCTGCTCACGCAGGCGGTCGATGTGTCGGGCGACAGCTTCGATCTCGGGCCACATGCCGTCGAGCTCCTCGTCGTCGACGATGTTGTCGTTCTCGAGCGCCGCCGCCTTTTTCGCCATGAGGTCGGCGAGCGCCTTCAGTGCCGTGCGGCCTTCACAGGCGCCGGCCGCGTCGATCGGGCTGATCCGCATGCCAACGAGGCCCATGACGTCGTTGGCAAAGCGGCCGTCCCACTCGCGGCAGCCGCGCAGGAACGATACGACACCCATCTCGCCCAGGGCTGTGCGGTAGCGCGCGGCGGTGTCCTCGTGCTTTCCCAGCACCGCACCAAGGTCGGCATCGGTCGCCCCATCCTCCGTCTTGATCGTCTCGAGGCTCTTGCCGAGCGTCTCAAGCAGTAACGATGCGGGAACGGTGCGGTAGCGGTTGTGGATGTGCGGCGCGGTCATGCTGCAAAGCCTTCGACATGAACAGGGAAACGATCCACCTCGCCCCGAAAGACGACCGCCTCGCGGTTGCCCGCGCGTTGGTCGACAAAGGTGCCGGTGACGCAGGTACGCGCGTCACCGGCGAGGGGGCGGCCGCCCGTCATGGTTTCAGCGGCCGCGGGGAGAGCTTGGGCGCGACGGATCGCGCAATCGGTGTGGGTGCAGGCGAAGGCCTCCGGATGCCAGGGGCCGATGCCGCAGCGATCGCAGGTGCTCATGCGGCCGCGACCTCATCGATCGGATACAGGTCCGGCCGCAGATCGTGGCGGCTGCCGAAGCCTTCCCGTTCTGCCTTTAAAACGAACTCTCCCGGGAGCGGTCGGCCGTTCTTAAGCCAGTACGAAACCATCTGCTGCGAAGTGCCAATTGCCGCAGCGAAACGCGACTGGTTGTCCCCTGCGGCTGCGACAGCAGCCCTGAGTGCGGTGTGCATGGTGTCGGGAGAAGGATCGCTCATGACCCGCATTTATACAGAAGTTCTGTAGCCGTGCAACAGGACTTTTGTAGCCCCGCCAGCCGCAGTATTTTTGTAGGTGCCGGTGCCATGGATGCGCACCTCACCGATCCGGATGCTGCCCAGGCTTGGATGATACGCGAGCGCAAGAAGCGCGGATGGTCGACCTCCAAGGTGGCAGACGTGGCCCGAGCCATCGCGCGACGCGAGGGAAGCGAAATGAAGCTGACCCAGCAGTCGGTATCGGGTTTCGAGACTGGTGATCCGAAGCGGATGCCGGAATGGATGCGTTACGTGCGCATGGCGTTCGAGGAGGGGGAGCCGGAACCAGATGCTGACACCCAGCCCCGCGACGAGGTCGTGTACATTCGTCAGCTCGACATTCGATACGCCCTTGGCCCTGGCGCGGCCATTGAACGCGCCACGTCGGCCACGCTCGTTCCCTTCAATCTCGGCTTCATCCAGTCACTCACGAGGTCCCCGACTGAGCGCTTGTTTATCGCTACGGGCTTCGGCGACAGCATGGAGCCGGTGCTGCTCAAACATGACCTGGTGCTCATCGATGCGAACGACACCAGCCTCGATTTGGGCGATACGCTGTGGGCGCTAGAGTATGCTGGCAGTGGGCTGATCAAGCGCCTTCGCGCAGTCATGCGAGATGGGAAGCGCAAGCTGGTCATTATGTCGGCGAACCCAGACTATCCGGCGGAGGAGGCTGATCCGAAGGACGTCCGAATCATCGGGAAGGTGGTTTGGGTTGCGCGTCGGATGTAGGCTCGGCCAATGGCTTGGTCTCAACTCAGCGTAAAGATCGTCGGCGCAAATCATCCGAATGCCGATGGCGGCAATCGGCGGAGCGAAATTGCTTTCTGCGATGCTGGCGAGCCAGTGGAACTTCGCCCGGAGCCTAAGAACCCGCACGACGAACATGCGATTGCCGCGTACTCGGCGCGCGGTTTTCAGATCGGCTATGTGGCTTCTGATCGAGCGGTATTGCTGAAGGGGCTAATGCGGGATGGCCACGTGGTCACCGCCATCTTTCAGGACGTAGCCACATGGGGTGCGATTGCCCGAATCGGTATCGACTGCTCGCCGGTCCTGCCGACGCCAACGGTTTCTGAGGATAGCCACGACGATCCGCTGCCGACTTCAGAGCCGGATTTTTGGCCGGACTACATCCCTCCCGACGACTGACGTATCTACAAAACTATTGTTGACATAACTACAGCACTTTTGTAGCTCGCTTCCAAGCCGCACAACGCGGCATGGAGGTTTCACCTGTGGCCACCGCCCTACGCACCGACTGGCCGAGCGACGAACGCGATCCCCGCGTCGACGCCGCCGTCGAGGATTTTCGCGCCGCCGTCATTGATCTGCGCCGGCTGAGTGCTGCGCTGTTCGAGCTGCCCGCGGGCAGCTCGCATCGCCCACCGCTGAAGGAGCAGATCGACGATCTGGTCGGTGGCATGCAGGCGCGCTGCGACATGCTGGGGATCGACCTCGACCAGCTGTTCCAGCTCATCAACGCCGACCTCGCGGCCCGGCGCGGCGGCGGTAACGATCACCGCCCGCATGGCGATCACCTCCGCGCGCTTGTTGATGAGGTGAACGGCGCCTACGCCGATGAGGCGACCATCCACCGCAACATCACCCGCCTGCAGGATCTGCTGCCCAGCGCCGCCGCGCGCCGGATCGCCGCCGACCGTGCATGCGCCGGTTTCGTCGCGGGCTGGCCGGAGCGCGGACGATGAGCGCCGCCGCGCCCGCCCCGCGGTCAGAAAAGCAAGAGCAGTTCCTCATCTACCTCCGCCGCATTGGTCCGGAGGGTTGGGACAGGTCCCGCAACGACAGCGTCCTATGCGCGCTCGAGCGCGACGGCCTGGCCGAATATCGCGGCACCCGCGCCCGTCCCCGCGTCGAGGCATGGCACGCCACCCCCGCCGGCGCGAAGTGGGTCGAGGATGCCCGCGCCGCCGCCCTCGCACAGGAGGTCTGACATGACCCGCGACACCTTCCTTCATATCGTCGGCTGGCTGTGCCTGATCGCGATCGCCGAGGTCGCCATCTTCACGATGAGCGAGACGGTCGCGCCGCAGTGGCGCCGGATCTGGCGTCTCGCCACCGGCCATATCGACCCGGCGCCCATCCCCCCAGCTGCCTCGGACGCGCGCGCCGCGTCGGCACTCCCCCAGAGTTCTGCGGAGGGACGATATCATGTTCAGTAAGGCTGTGGTCGAGCGGTTTAAATCGAAGATCGGCAACGGCGCTGCGGACGAATGTTGGATGTGGCAGGGCTATCGGACGAAGTTCGGCCATGGCCAATTCTGGATCGAAGGCCGAGCGGTTGTCGCATCTCGCATCGCTCTAGCGATCAAGTTGGGGAGGCCACTTACCTCCGCCGAAGCGGCTTGCCATTCATGCGATAATCCGGGGTGCTGTAACCCAGCGCATCTTTGGCTCGGTGATGTCGCCGCCAATAACAGAGACATGATCGCAAAAGGCCGGCAGCATCAGCAACGACAATCTGCGTGTCGCCACGGGCATCCATTCGTACCTCAAAATACCTACATGGCGCGGCGCGCCGATGGGCGAACTTTCCGCCGATGCCGAACCTGCCAGCGCGCGATTGATGCGAAACGCGATTATGCCGCAGAGGCTGCCCGCCGCGCCGCCGCGCCAGCTCTCCAGGTCGGCGCATGAAGGCGCCCCTCCCCACCGTGATCGTCGCTGGCCTGGGCCGCTGTGGCACGTCGATGGTCATGCAGATGCTGGCGGCTGGCGGCATCGCCACCGTCGGCACGTTCCCCGATTTCGAGGACATGGACACGGATCGTCAGCGCAGCCTCAACCCGGCCGCGTGGCTTGCGAGGTGCGAAGGCCGCGCCGTGAAGGTGCTGGACCCGCAGCGCGTGCCGCCGCCGGCAGGACAGTTATATCGCACGATCTGGCTGACCCGTGATCCCGAGCAGCAGGGCCGCAGCCAGATCAAGCTGATCGACGCCAACCCCAGCCGCGCGATGCGCAGGGCGATGGCGCAGTCGATCCGCCGGGATGAGCCACGCGCGCGGCGCGCGCTCGCCGCCGCCGATCTGTCGGGGCGGGCGATGCTGCAGCTGACGTTCGAAGGCATCCTCGGCGACCCATTCGCAGCGGCACGCGCGATCGTCGAGCACATCGGCGCCGAGTGGTTCGAAGAGGGGGCGGCATGGCGCATGGCCACGGCCGTGATGCCGCGCGGCCCGCATTGCCTGCCCTTCATGCTCGAAACCCACCTGCTTCAGGGAGCCGCCGCATGACGGACGTATTGCCGCCGCCATTCTGGATTGTCTGGTCGCCTAGCGGCCAGCGCCCGCCCCGTTTCATGCACCCTTCTGAGGATGCCGCATGGGCGGAGGCCAATCGCCTCGCAGACTGCCACCCCGGGCAGGAGTTCTACGTCATGCAGCCAACCGCGCAGGTCATCACCCAGCGGCGTCTGACCCAGCGCTACGCCGGCGACGACGGGATACCTTTCTGATGACCGATCACCGCCTCACCGCAACGCAGGCGGCGGTCAGCGTGCTGCTCAACGACATCGCCGGCCGGTTCAAGCCGGGCGCGAAGCTGACCCTCGTCGTTCGCAATCCGACCGCGGAGGCCGCGGGCAAGGATGCCGACTTCGTCATGACCAACGACACCCTGGATGAGGCGATGGCAGCCCTCCAGCGCAGGAAGGATGCCAAACGATGAGCACGAGCGAACCGTTGAGTAATATGAGCAGCATCATCAGCGCCGCCGTGGCGGCCAAGATGACGCCCGAATTCATCGAAGATCAGGTCGACAAGCGCGTCGAGAAGCTGGTCGTGGAAGCCGTGGACGGTGCGCTCCGGTCCTACAGCGACATCGGTCAGCTGATCAAGAAATCGGTGGAGGAGGCCCTCCGGGTCGACCGACTTGACTTGCCGACCTACGGGAACGTCGTCGCTGCGATGGTGAAGGCCCAAATCGAAGCAAGCGTTGCGCCGGTGATTGCCGGCCGCCTGTCCGAGGACGTTGCCGAGCTGCTTCAACTGGCGCCCGCCACAATCAAGCTGTCCCAGATCGCTGATGCCATGCGCAAGCGCCACGAGGATGACGGTTACGGCGACGTCATAACGGTGATTGTCGAGCGCACTGAGTATGGCTCCGCCTGGGTGTATCTCGACGAGGACGCCGTCCATGCCGAGCGCGATAAGTACCGGTGCGATTTCCGCCTTCTGATCGGCGGAGACGGGAAGATCAGCAGCGCGACGCTCCGCGAGCATGACATCAAGTCGTCGAAGCATTTCGGCAGCAGCTACGGGCTGGAGCAGAAACTGCGGGCCTACTTCGCATGCGGCACGATCATCGAGATCGACGAACACGCCGTATCCACCTCGGTAGGTGACTACTGATGGCGGGCGATATCTTACCCGAAAGCACGAACGCGGCGCCGCCGAGCTTGATCGCCTATGCAACGCCCGACCAGATGGTCGCCTGGGCGGCGGCGCAGATGCTGCGGCAGCCCGACTTCGTCATCGGCGAAGCATCCGCACCGTACCTGCGCCGCTGGTGGCAGGTGCCGCGCAACGAGCAGTGCAACGTCTACCTGCACGAGATCCTGCGCAGCGACGACGATCGCGCGCTCCACGACCATCCCTGGCCGAACACCTCGTTCGTGCTGGCGGGCCGGTATGTCGAGCACACGCCGGACGGGTCGTTCCTGCGCGAGGCAGGCTGGTCGGGCAGCCGGCCTGCCGAGGCGGCGCACCGGCTCGAGATCTTGCCCGGCGAGCGCGCGATCACCCTGTTCATGACGGGGCCGAAGCTGCGCGAGTGGGGCTTTCACTGCGCGAAAGGCTGGGTGCATTGGCGCGAGTTCACCGGCGGCGCCAACGGCGAGCTGGTCGGCCGCGGGTGCGGAGAGGCGTGACCATGAGCGAGATGATCTGGTGATGGGCATCGACCTGCGCCCCGTCACGCGAGAGGAAGCACGCAGCTTCATCCGCGATCACCATCGGCACCACGGCGTGCCGGTCGGTTGGATCTGGCTGCATGGCTGCCATGACGATGACGGGCGGCTTGCCGGTGTCGCTGTCGTGGGGCGCCCGGTGGCCCGTCCGCTTGATGACGGACTGACCATGGAGGTGACGCGCCTCGCGACGGACGGCACAAGCAACGCCTGCTCGCTACTGTACGGCGCGGCGCGGCGCGCAGCCATCGCCAAGGGCTATCGCCGCGGGCTGACGTACATTCTGGCGAGTGAAAGCGGCGCAAGCCTGCGCGCGGCCGGATGGCATCATCTCTGGAATGTGGACGGCCGCAGCTGGGACGTGCCGGGGCGCCCGCGCACGGACAAGCATCCAACGGAGGATAAGGCGGCATACGGCTGGGGCGCTTGGCCGCAGATCGAAAGGCTAGCCGCATGACCCCCGACATGCCGACCCGCTTGGCCGCAGCCGAGCGGAAAGCCGAAACCGCGCAGGCGCTGGCGATCGTAGCTCTCGTCCTTGCTGCCCGTCCACCCCGCCGCAAATCAATAGGAGCGCGACTGTGGGACTTGATATAGTGATGCGTCGCGCCGCCGAGATCAGCCCGTGTGGGCTTTACCGCTACTGGCTCGAGCGGGAATGGGACACCGCCCTACCCAAGCTCGTCGTCTGCATGCTCAACCCGTCGACGGCAGACGCCGCTGTTGACGATCCGACCCTCCTTACGCTGATCCATTTTGGGCGGCTGTGGGGGTACGGTGGGCTGGCGGTGGTCAACCTGTACGGATGGCGATCGCCCCACCCGTCGGTGATGAAGAGCGCCGCCGCTCGGCTGGACGACGTCAACCTACGGCGCGGGCGCGAGGCGATGCTCGTCGCCGCCACGATGGGCGATCGCCGGCTGCTAGTCGCCTGGGGCAACGATGGCGACTTCGAAGGTCAGGCGACACGGTTCGCGGACTGCGCCGCCGACCTGATCGGGGTCGACCTCATCTGCCTCGGCACCACGCTATCCGGCGCGCCGAAGCATCCGATGGCCCGCGGGCGCTCGCGCATCCCGCGGGATCAGCAGCCGATTATCTGGAGGAAAGCGAAGTGAGCATCATGGGAAGGGTTGAGGCGGTGGATCGTCGAAACGACGTCTTCCTGCGCCTGCCGGACGTGATCCGCCGAACCGGGCTATCCCGGACGACGATCTATCGGAAAGCCGACAAAGGCGAGTTTCCGGCGCCCCGCCGGATCGGGGCGAATTGCGTCGCTTGGTACGAAAGCGACGTGGCCGCATGGATCGCGGCGCCGATGGAGTGGCAGGCCGCGGCTTAGCGGTCCTGCCCGTCCAGCAGATCGTTGGCGGGCAATAGATCGGCGGTCAGGAGATCCGCCCACACTTGCGCCAGCTCACGCCGCCGCGGCATATAAGCGGCGCGGTTGTACGCCATCTCCGATCCCGAGGTGCCCTTTGCGCGGTGCGCCAGCATGCCGTCGATGATCGCACGATCGTCCGGCCGCCGCTGCTCCACCGCATATTCGTTCATGATGGTCGAGAATGTCGACCGCCAGCCGTGCGGCACGTGGCGGCCGCTATAGCCGTTGCGCACGTACATGTAGCCGAGCGTGTTCTCGCTCATCGGCTGGTGCGTCGATCGCACGCTGTGGACGATGAACGGGAATTTGCCGGTAAGACGCCGCAACGCTCGCAGCACCTCGACGGCCTGCGCCGGCAGCGGCACGACGTGTTCAAACGCCTCGTCGGCCTTGTTCTCGAGCGCGAGCTTCATGCGTGCCGCCGGGATACGCCACAGCGCCGCCGGCGCCGCCGCCTTCGGCTCCGACCAGTCGATGCCCTCGAACTCCGACCAGGGCGCGGCGCGCAGGATTCCCGGCCGCACCGCGGTAAGGGCGAGCAGGCGCGATGCCAGCTTCACCATCGGGCCCGACGTCGAGGCGTCCATGTCGGCGAGCAGCTGCCGCGCTGCCGCGAGGTCCTTCAGCGCCGGCTGCTTTCCGCCGGTCGGCGTCGGCTTCAGCGCGCGCTTGATGCCGGCGGCCGGATCGTGCGCCGCCAGCCCCTCGGCGATGCCGTAGCCGAAGACGGCCGAAACGTGCTGGCGAATGCGCTTGGCGGTATCGATCGCGCCGCGCGCCTCGACCTTGCGCAGCATCCGCAGCACCATCGGCCCATCGATGTCGATCAGGGGCAGCGCGCCGATCGACGGGAACACGTCGCGCTCGAGCGCTTGGATCACCTTCTTGCGCTGCACTGGCGACCAGCGCGGGCACTGCGCCTCGTACCAGCGCATCGCGACGACCTTGAACGTCGCGCCGGCGGCCGCGTGCGCCGCCATCTCGCGCTTCCGCTCTTCGAGGCCCGGATCCTTGTGATCGCGCAGCTCGGCGCGCGCGCGGTCGCGCCGATCGCGCGCCTCCTTCAGCGACACCTCAGGATATGCGCCGAGCACAAGCAGCTTCTCTTTTCCGGCGAAACGGTACTTCAACCGCCAGGATTTGAAGCCTTTGGTGGTGACGAACAGATGGAGGCCGGCCGAATCGGCCAGCTTGTACGGCTTCTCGCTGGGGAGGGCTTTGCGGGCCTGCGTGTCCGTTAGCGGCAT